CTTCATGGTTCTTTGAAAATAAATGGCTATCCTGGCAAACATTTGAGCATAAAAAACACCCAAAACTTAACCACATAAAAAACAATGACCACTAAAACCACCGCCGCATTAACTGAAGTAAAAGCATTAATATCCAGCATCGAACCATTGTTCGCCAACTTGATACGAACATCAAAACATCACCAACTTGATACCATCCAGATCAGCACCACACGAGCAAAGGAAATACACGCAGACTTAATTATTCTTAAAAAGAGATTGCAGGAAATTGCAACTTCTGAAACAAAAGCAGAGTCAACAATTGACAGGCATCTAGACAAGATGTTTGGTTTTAACTGAAACGCAACCCCACAAACCGCCGCAACATGAAAACCGATTACACTTGCAAAAACGAAGAGTGTCAGCACGACTTTGAAGTCGATTTTGAGCCAGCAACCCGAAACCGAGGGATGCATGGGACTTTTGAGGATGCCGAAAAAGGATCATCAGCATCATGCGACCCAGGAGAATGCCCAGAATGTGGGGAGGAGGTTTCTACCGAGGATGTAGAATCCGATTGTATGCCCGACCCCGACGATTACATGGAACCTGACTGGGATTGAACCATAAACACCGCCGCAAAATGAACGTCATTAAAAGCGTCTATGAATCCCAAGAAGAGATTCTAAAATCTATCCAGAATCTCCATTGTAAAGATGGATTTGATTGTGATATGACTTATGGAAACGGATCATTCTGGAAAAATCTTCCAAAACCTATTCTATGCTTTGATATTCAACCTCAAAAGCCAGAATGCATACAGGGAGATAGCCGTTGTCTACCTTTACTTAAAGAGTCTCTCAATAGCATGGTATTTGATCCTCCCTTTTTGACGTATGTCAAAGGGGGAAGAGATCACAAAGAAGGAAAAGTTGCTATGACAGCTAGATTCGGTGGATATTGGTCATACACCGAGTTAGAGGATCATTACAGAGACTCAATAAGCGAGGCATACAGGGTATTAAGACCGAAAGGTCACCTTGTCATTAAATGTCAGGACATCATCCACAATCACAAAATGCACAGCACCCATTACAATACGATTGCATGGGCTGAAAGCGAAGGGTTCAGATTAGCAGATTTATTCATTCTTGTGGCTTCCCACAGAATGCCATCACCACAAAAAGGAACACAAAAACACGCAAGGATATTCCATAGCTATTTCCTTGTTTTCCAAAAAACAAAATGAGAGCAACACAATACAACGGAGACCGCCCGAATCTTAACTGGTGCGTGTTCCTTTTATTTCTCTACAAAGAGTATGATTGGAACTTGACATCACCAAAATTTCGATCAACATATTTTCCCTTCAAAAAAGTCTTGCAAGGGACTAAAACATCAACCACATTAACACGATGACAACCACTGAAACACCTGACACATTCACCGCCGAGCCTATCACCGCCGTCGAGACATTCACCGCCGCACCAAAGACTAATGCATTCTTGGGTCTATACGTTCCGCTTGAGTTAAAGGCAAAAATCCATGCCGCATCAAAAGCCGAGCGTCGATCAATGTCTTCATTTGCTGTTGGAGTCTTTGAGGAATACTTCAACGAACCAGTAACCCAATGAGCAAGACCATCGCCGCATTGATTTTGATTGCATCTCTAATCGCTTTAGCTGTACTTACAATGCCACGATGAAAGAAGGACTTTACAAAAATATCCAAAAAAAGAGGGAACGCATCGCCGCTGGTTCTGGAGAGAAGATGAGGAAGCCAGGATCAAAAGGAGCACCTACTGCAAAGGCTTTCCGAGACTCCAAGAAAACCGCTAAAAAGAAATAACTATGGCAAGCGAAAAATGGCAGACAAAAGCTGGTAAAAATCCGAAAGGTGGCTTAAATGCCGCTGGAAGAGCAAGCTATAACAAGGCTCATGGGGGGCATCTCAAGCCTCCTGCACCTAATCCCAAGACCAAATCAGATGCAGGACGTAAAGCCTCATTTTGTGCGAGGATGAAAGGGATGAAGGCAAAGTTGACCAGTGCAAAGACTGCTAAAGATCCGAACTCACGCATTAACAAAAGCCTCCGAGCATGGAAATGCCACTAACCAATTTCCTTTGGAAATTCATCCAAGGATTAACCAACAACAACCATGTCACACACACTAGCAGAACTAAACGAAATCGCACAGGGAATAGCCAACAAGCTCGGTCACATCAGTCAGGAGCTTCTTTTGGAGATCGAAGCACTCATCAACAAGAAGGATTGTTCACAAAACCCCTGCCAAAACCAACAAGCTGTATCGGATGCTACCGAGACCCCTGCTGTTTAACAAATAGATGAAAGCACTCTTTGAACGGATGAAAGGGATGTTTCAGCCTATGCAGATTAAGGCACTCCCTAACGAGACTTTGATCAATACTCGCAAGCTGTCACCAGCAAAGCGTAAATCGATCAAGACAGAGGCTACCAAGCCAGTAACAAAGGGTCGCAAGCCCACAACAAAAAGGAAAAAGTAAGATGCCAACGAAGAAAATGCCAAAGATGGAGAAATCCAAACCTTCCTCCAAGGCTACAAAGATGAAAGCCGCTTCATCCATGATGAACAAAGGCTACAAGAAGAAGTAAAAACCTTCCTGTTTGCTCCTAGAGGGACATGAACAAACCCTCTAGGAGCTACTAGCAGGAGCAACCACGCACCCAACAAAAACATGAATAACACATTAGCGGTATCCAGTCAACCATCGATGGGAGACATGGAAAAGATGGCAGTTGCCATCGCAAAGTCAGGTCTATTCGGGATGAAAAGCCCAGAACAGGCACTAGCATTAGGACTCCTAGCAGTTTCAGAGAACAAGCCATTCGCCAGCATTTGTGCTGAATATGATGTCATCCAAGGCCGTCCTGCTCTCAAGAGTCAGGCTTGCCTAGCTCGATTCCAACAAGCCGGGGGAACAATCCAATGGATCACCAGATCCGATAAGGAATGCACCATAGAGGGCAAGCACCCCGCTGGTGGAACTCTCCAAGTCACTTGGACATGGGACAGGGCGCAAGCCGCTGGACTGACCAGCAAGCAGAACTGGAAGCAATACCCAACCGCTATGCTTTCTAGCAGATGCGTTGCCGAGCTTGTCAGGGCGATCTACCCTGCTTGCCTTAATGGAGTCTATCTCGCTGAAGAGGTGCAGGATTTTGATACCAAGCCGCTTCGTATTGAGAAGCCAGAGATCAAGGTGGAAGCCCAGGTGGTTGCAATTGAAGACGCTGTGCCTACTGTTGCGGAGCTTGTAGAGGCAAGCATGAAGGCAGCAGAAGAACAAAACCCGCTGACTACACTCTCATCCTTGATGTGGGATGCCGGTATTGAAGACTCTCATGTCATCGAGTTCCTCATCGCCAAAAAGGCTATCAAGGACAGGAGTGTTCTCCTCAAGGATGTCAACCCCAAGGTCATCGCTCGCATCATTGAGAAATGGGACGATGTTTTGGCTTTCAAACCAGCACTCTCATGATCCGTAACCACAATTAAACGCAAAAAATAATATGGGAACAACATTTTCCGACAATGGCACGATAAGAAACATTCCTGCTGAAACAATAAACAAATCTCTACAAGAGAAACACGAAAAGGATTTATCAGTATTGGTAGTCAACGAATCAACCAAAAGGTTTGAGAAAAGCCTTACAGATACAGAAACAATGGTTGAAAGAGCAAAATCAGCAAGAGAGGCAATGGATGTTTTGGCTGATTCCGTTAAAGTTGCATGGATTGATTATTCGGAATCCGTCCAAGAATATATAAACTCAATACGACAAAAGAAAATATCTGCTGAATTAGAAACAAAACAAATGATGGCATTGTTTGATTCTTTTGCCAGGTTCTCAAATGACCCTCAAAGGGAAATCGAATTGAAGAAGCTGGAGCAGTTTGCAGATGTTTGTGAGCGTTTAAGAAAACTGAATGATTCTGGAATCCTTGAAAAAATAGCAACAATTATTAAGTAACATGAAAACCAAAAAAACAAAGACCCAAGAGTATAAATACACTCCAGCAGAAAAATTGCTTTTTGCTTACAGAGCAGCACACGTAAAAAAATAATATGGACGAGCGTAACGGAAAACCATCAGCAAGCGGATTCTCCCGACTTGCCCTATGCCCTGGTTCTTGGAACCTAGAGCAGACACTCCCCCCACAGGAGGAGAACAAGTACATGGCACTAGGCACAGCAGTCCACGCTGTCCTAGCTGGTCAAGCAGAGTTTGATACTCTCACCGAGGATGGTCAGGACATCGCCACAAGATGCCTCTCCCAATTCTCCGAGATGATCGGTCAGTTGGATCTAGGGGAAAGAACCAAGGAGGTTATCGAAGAGAGATTCTGGTATGATGATCTCTTCTCTGGAGCTATTGATAGGATCGACTTCTTTGGGGAAGATACAGCAGTAGTCACGGACTATAAAACTGGTCGTGTAGCCCAATCTGGAGCCGCTGAAAACTATCAACTCCGAGCCTATGCCGTCCTAGTCAAGAAGGCATTCCCTAAACTCAAGAGCATCTACGTTGCCATTATTCAGCCTTTATCCGCTGGCAAGACAATCGCTGAATACAACGAGGAGGATCTCGCCAGAGCAGAAAAGGAAATTGTTGGCATCGTTCATGCTTCCCAAAAGCATGATGCTATACGAACTCCTTCTAATGATGCGTGTAAATGGTGCAGGGCAAAAAGCATATGTCCAGAAGTGCGTCAGACGCATAATGAGATTCAAATAGTCTCTGGTGCTGTTGCTTCTCGTCTATCAAATGATGAGATCCTAGCCATTGATGAAAAGGCCGAGGTAGTTCTTGACTTCATTGAAGAAGTTAGGAAGGAGATGAAAGCTAGAATGATGGCAGGACAACAATTCGCTGGACGTTCACTAACTGAAGGACGTAAAGTAAGGAGTGTTTCGGATACTCAATCTGTTATTTCTGCTCTTTCTGGTATCGTTGAACAATCTGACGTGCTTGCTTGCACAAAGATTTCAGTTGCATCTCTTGAGAAAGTCTTTGCCAAAGCCAAGGGACTTAAAGGGAAAGAAGCCAAAGAAAAGTTTGAGGATGCCCTCGGTTGGCTCATCGAAACAACAACTGGTGAGCCTTCCATCAAACGGAATTGATGATCAAGGGGAAGGTTATGCTCTTGCTATCACTTATATGGGACGAGATTGGATCGTTCTCTACAAGGATGCTGGCAACTTCACAGCCTTCCCTGCTGATCAAAGGAAATCAAACATTCATCAAGCTAGAAAAGTCATGAAATATCTCATGGTCGAAGGATTCATAAATCCCGAAAACAATGAGCCAACAATGTCAGTGCAGTAAAAACAACAAAACAACAAGATAAATAATAACCATATGTCATTCACAATATCAATCGACGTAACGAAAATCGACAAGTCACTCCTCAAGAGTGTCACCAAGAAGGATGGGACAAAAGCCACATATCTCAACCTTATTTGCTGGCCCAACCGAGATGGTCAGGACAAGTTTGGCAATGATGGTTCAGTTAAGCATTCCTTGACGAAGGAACAACGTGATGCAGGGATCAAGTCAGAGATCCTTGGAAACTACAAAGTGAAGCAGGAACAGGATTCCGTATTCCCCCCTGGCTTTGCCGAGAAGATCAAGCCAGCACCAGCATTCAAGAATCGTGCCCCTAAACCACAGCAGGATGATCCATTCGGTGACATTGCCGAGGACGAGATCCCTTTCTAACCCATAACCAAGCAAGCAACCACCAAAATGAACGAGTATATTTACATATTGTATTACAAGATTGACTATGAAGGACAATCTGTTGTTGGGGTCTATTCCTCTTTAGAAAAAGCTCAATTTGCTTCTGATTCTCAACCGAAAGAGAATCTTTTCATAGCAAAAGTAAAACCTGACACAGAAATCGACCTTGATTCTCCTTTTACTTATACAGCAACCATTTAGTCTGACCAAGCAACCACGCACAATTATGGAAGAGCCAACAGAAAACGAAGCAAAGCTAATGGCACAAATTGACTTCCTAAAAAGGGATGTCAAGGAGCTACAGGAGAATCTCCGATTTCACAGATGTGATATTTGGGATGTTGAGGAGGCATTAGAGACCCTTGTAACAAGGTATCTCATTAGTTCCCTCATCGTCTTGGGATTGGTTGTGTCAGTTGTCGTAATGTTCATCCGCAAATGAGTCGACGATACTGCACTTGCGAGGAACGCTACGGAATCGTTCCAGAATATCATAGCTGTGAATATGTCACTGCTAGGAACAAACTGATCCCTGATGCCGAGGCACAAGCCAAAGCAATCTCTAGGCTAGATAATGGTAGGTTAGACTTCCTCAAGTTTAACTATACTTTCTCTAATCTCATGGAAAAAGCCGCAATAGAAGCTGGACTCTATGACCTCTAAAGAAGCACAAGCCTATTGGGATGGTGAACATATCCGTTACTTAACTGAAGATAATCAACCTCCTTCAGTTGAGGATCGGGTAAAAGAAGCATTTGATGCAGGGGTAAGATCGGTTCAGCGATCCTATTCCAATCTGGATGTTATCGGAAGCAATCAATGTGGAATCAATTTCCAAAGGACAACACTATGAGTGATCAATTCGACTTTGACTTCTCACCTATTGAAGAGGAAATCTTTGATGATATTCAATCAAGGTTTCTCCGATTCCATACCAATAACCCTCACGTTTATAGCAACCTTGTCGTTCTAGCTAGGCAATTCCGAGAGAAGCGTAGTGATGCCGTGATCGGTATCCAGATGCTCTTTGAAGTTCTCCGCTGGAACTACTGGTTAAATACAGATAGTGAGGAACAATTCAAGATGCCTAATGAGTTTGCCGCTGGCTACTCAAGGTTGATCATGAAGCAGGAGCCTGATCTAGCTGGCATATTCAAGCTATCCAAATCTACCTTTGACCAATGAGAAAGATGTTCAAAGCTAAAGGCAATACCACTAGGCGTGTTGCTGGTAAGATGAACAAGACCGAGGAGGCTTATTCAAGGACTCTTCAAGACAGGAAACTCCGAGGGGAGATCCATCACTGGCAGTTTGAAGCTATGGCTTTAAGGCTGGCAGATAGGACAACTTATACACCTGACTTTTTTCTCATCATGGCAGATGGAAGCATCGCATTCCATGAGGTAAAGGGATTCTGGCAAGGAACAGGGAGAGTAAAGATCAAAGTTGCCGCTGAACTTCACCCTTGGTTTGAGTTCACAGCAGTCCAACTGAAAAAGAAGGAGTGGGTTTATGAGCAATTCTGATCTATGTCCCCATTGTGGTCAGTCATATCCTCCCAAGAATGCTCGTAAAAGCGATTTTGAGGCATTCTGGAAGGCTTATCCTCGAAAGATAGGAAAGGGATACTGCCAAGAGATATGGAAGCGGAAGAGATTCCCTGCCATTGAGATCATCCTTGAATCACTCCAGAAGAGCATAGCCTCTGCTGATTGGCAAAAGGATGGAGGCAAGTTCATTCCCAACCCTAGCACCTGGCTAAACCAAGGACGATGGGATGACGAAGGAATAGATCACTCCGTACTACGCCAGCAGATTTCCAAGCCAGTATTCAAAGGAACTACCAGTAGGGTAGATCACGAAGCATACAGGGCATGGAAGATTGAAGAAGGATACCCACCCCAATTCATTGATTCGACTTTCAATGAAGACCCCGAACCAGTACAAAAGAAATACCTAGCAACCCTAAAATCATGACAAACATATACAACGAAGAGTATCAGAATTGTCTTGACCGAGAGAAGGAGTCTCTTTGTCAGGAGATCAGCAGACTGAATAGCAAGCTGGCATACCTAGAGAATGTTTTGAGCGAGATCCATCTCCTCAACTCGTTAGGCAAAAGCCTCAAGATCCATGATGCGGTGAATGCCGCTATTGATGTTCTCAAGTGAAAAAACAAACAGAAGTCTGTCCTTTTTGTGATGATAAACAAGAAAGCGATAAGTTTTATAAATTTGAATGCGGAACAATAAAAAAATTCCCTAGTGGATACATCCGATCAGAAATGTGCCATCAATCAGAAGTTGCAAAACTCTGGAAGCAAAGAGCCGAAATAGCAGAGGCTGAAGTTGCTAGGATGCATAGGCTCTATTGGAGACAATAATATGAACCCACGCACCTTCACAGAGGTTTTATTACCTATCCTGTTGGTCGAGATCTTAACCAACTCTGCTTGGCTATACGTCTCCTACGATGCAAAGATCCGAGAGAATGTGTCACTTTCATACACACTCTCAATCGTTGCAGGAGCATTGTCTGGTCTAGCTTGGGCATGGATGGCATTGAGCATCAAACAATCTGATGTTTACTTTGCCAACATTGCATGGGATCTGATTGTTACAGGCTTGTTCTTTACAATCCCGATCTTCCTATTCCACATCAAACTAGATATGCAGTCCGTACTTGGAGCATCCATTGCTCTGATCGGATTGCTGATCATGAAATCATGAACGACCACGAAGAAATTATACTATGTGCTAAAGCCGCTGGAGCCAATCCAGAGGCATCCTATTTCGTCGAGGCATTCCTCGTCGAGAACGCCAAGCCAGAGTTGACCATGCAACAGAAGCTAGATCGTTCCAACGACCAGCGAGATCGTGCAGTATCAATTTGTGACGCTATGATGGCATGGGAAACACCAGCAGATGCCCGAAAGACATCCAAGGATCTGTCTCAATTAAAGAAAGAAATAAATGAGTAGTTCGATAGACAAAATACTAAACCAACTAGGGTTTGAAACACCCGACCTTCCTCCCATAACCAAGAGGGAAGCAATAGAACAGGGATTGATCCAGGGATCAGAGAAGCCAAAGAAAGGCATATGCGGTAAATCTGTTTACACTTCTGCTTCCAAATGTGATGCCGCTATTAAACACCGACTAGAATCAGGGTTTGGAGGGACTAGCTTTCTCCGTTCCTATTTCTGTGAGGAATGTTCTGGCTGGCATATGTCCTCTTCCCATAACAAACTGAACAAATGAACCCTCTGGAAGCTATAGGTCATGCCACATCAATATTATTCCTGATAGGTATGATCCTGTTCTTCTGGATGATCTTTAAGAAAACAAGAAAGGTTTATCGTCGAGGCCAGAAAGCCCAAAGGCGTGAACGTAAATACAACAAATCAAAATGTTCCTAGCACTCATCTACACTGCAATCGCACCGATCCAACAACCGATCCAGCAACCTCAAACACAAACCATCTATGTGGCTAACCTATCTGCCACAGATGGCAGAGATGCAGGAGCATACTACCAAGTCACAACGCTTCCACAACCAGTACAGGAGCCAGCATACCGAATGACGTTACCAGTTATGGATTTGAATACCGATAACCAACAAGACCAATGATCAAGCAACCAACCACGCTTAAAGAATTAAAAAAGTTCCGCTATGCCGTAACGGAAAGCCTTCCCCAAGGACAGGCATACGATCCAGCCCAATGTGCCATGATCGTCTATGAGAGAAAGAGACCCAAGTACCATTGGCAATGCTCTCGCAAGTCAGGGTACGGAAAGGATGGTCTGTGGTGTGCCAACCACAAGAATGATCCAGTGGCTATGTCTTGAGCTTGGTGAATTCTGGACGCTTGAACTTGCCTTCATAGTTAAGGGTTTCTAGTTCCAATAATGGGAGCTTCCGTTCAGTCAACCATTCCCTAGCCAGCTTGCAGTTGCGTAGATTGGAAGGATCTCTCTGTAAGCCAGCACCCTCCCACAAGGAAGGATGCCATTCATGGTAGATCAAATCCTCAATCTCTCTACCGCCAGCAGATTTGATTAGCTCACGCATGATACGATCCCAACTATGCCGTCCTAGCACCATGTCAGGGAATAAGTGATGGTTCCTTCTCCACCATCCAACTCTCATAGCAAAGAAGTCACACCCTGCATACTTTGCCCCTGCACTTACCCGATCATATGGCAGAGGCTCATCTATCCGTTTGAAGTCTCGACGATAAGAATAAGCAGGGAGTGTTCCCTCTAACCTTTGGATAAGATTGTTGGCTATACAAGTGTCCGTATTGGTTAGCAAGAGTACCGCTTCATCGTTACGTCCAACACAAGCAAGGCGTAAAATATCCTTGATCATGGGTATCCTACGAGTCTCTCCAGGTATAACTTCAGCCGAGGATCTTACAAAGCAGTTGTCATCCAAACCTAGATCGACACAAGAGATAGCTTGCCATGTCTTTGCCGCAAGATCATTACGCCTTTTCTCATCTCCAATAGCCCAAGGCATCTTCTGATATACATGGACAATCTCTGGATACAGAATGGTAGGCTTATCCTTACGCCTGATCTTCTCCAAGATTCCAACCACATCTCTAGGGAAGTGCCTGTATCGTGTATAAGAAGCATAGAATGGTCTCCACGCTGTCCCATGCCATAGGGAGGGTCTATCTGTCACGATGGCATGAACTGGCTTATCTGTGGCGTATGAGAGGTGTAGCGGCCCACTATCAGTCAAGATCATGGCATGGGTATTAGGATGATCCATAATACCAAGGAGATCATAGAACTTCTCCGCTTTGATCTTACCGAGATCGACGATATGGAACTCTGGAAGTGAGTTATTTAGGATCTCCCATAGCAATTCTTGATACTGGAATGGGGAGGAAGTGCCACCAGTAGATACCACAATCCAAGGCTTATCCTTTGGCAATCCCTTCACTAGCTTCTTTTCCCTCTTGGCATCCCTCTGATCGAATACTAGCTTTGGTTGTTTAGGCCAGAGATCCAGCTTGTTGCATAGTCTCCACGCATCCATCTGGAATGAATCACAGATAATCTGTGGCCCGACATGATTGCCGTACACTTGGCTAACGATCACATCCGTAATCCCAACTACTTGGGTAGTGATTACATTATCCTCCTTGAATTTCTCCAATGCACCCATGACATCCTCAAATGGCCCATCATAAATAATGGGATTGACATAGCTAACACCATCTAGGATGTCAGCATAATCCTTGGATACAATGAGACTAGGCTTTGTGCCTGTCTCATCAAACTCATTCTTTAGTACAGGGAGGAATGCACATATATCCCCGTAGCGTCCGAGGTTTAGATATGTAGCCACTACTCGTAAACTTTACGGAATCTCTCTGGCTCTGGCTCTTCAGCGGTAATGACCTTCAGTGGAGGGAAATCTTTCTTATCGTCTTGTGGAAGCGTATTAGAATCCAATCCGTTTTCCTCAAGAGGCTGGAGAGGCCCATGTGCTTGCAAATAGCGTCCTAGCTCAATGAACAAGAACCTACGCTGGTCAAGAAGATATGCCGTACAAGCCTGATAGAAGTTAATCTCTGGCATCTTCTTTGACTCCCCCTCTTCCTTGATCTGTTTCAAGATAGGGTCTTCTTCAAAGTGGGAACGTAACTCAAGTGGGATGATATATTTTTTGCTCATAGTGGTTGCTAGGAATTAAAGAGTTACTGAAAGCCTTTCAGAAGGCAAGGATTAAAAACCTCCAGCACCAAATCCCTTACTTCCAAATCCGCTAGATCCAAACCCACCAGAGGAGCTTGATCGTTGTTTTGGTTTTAATGATTTTTCGTAATCAGCAATGTCAGCAGGAGTTTCAAGCCTTCCTCCAGAGAATGCGGCAGATGCCGCTTTTGCAACCGCTGGAATAATTTCTCTTTGAGTTGATGCTTCTGAAATTGGAATAGGAGCAAATTGTTCCTGGATGACTTCACCCCAAGTTAATCTCCTACGACCACGATCAGGTTGCTCTTTTGACCAAGGAACAACATTTCCAACATAATCCTTACCAGTTGCACCAACTACCATGTCTCTTACAATTGGACTAAATCCACTTCTAAAGTAACCATACAAAGCATTTTTCATTGCTTGCTCTCTACCTCCTTCAGCTTTCTCAAACCTATTCAAATCACCAAATATTGCATGATATTCTTGTGCTACTAAACGAGCAATACGGGTAAATGCACCAACGGTAGAAAATTGATAGCCAAAACCTTTATATGCCAACCAATCGTTTTTCTTTGGATTGGTAAAGTTGATGCTCTGATTGCTTCCAGTTACAGATAGCAATGCTTGATTTGCTAATAAAGTTCCACCCAAATAGGCCAAGAATTTTGCTTTATTCTTTGCCTCATAAATAGCACTCATCCGTTCCTCTGGAGTTACTTTTGTAAATGGGTTTACCATTTTAGTAAATGTTCCAAGCATTCTGGCTGGATCTTGAATTAGCCATTTGAAGCGACTTGCAATAAGTTTTGGAGCAAAGAAAAGAACTTTAGTAATTGGGCTTTGAAGTATTCCAGCGGTTCTCTTTCCTCCCTTTGTAAATCCAGTAGCATTATTAATGCTGTTAGCAAGCATCTCTGCCATCTCTGGAGTCTTTTGTGTAATGCTCAACTTATTCCACGCCTGGTCAAACATATCCTGACGTAAATGGAACAAGGCATCGAATCCCCTGCCACCAGAGATTGCATTTAGAGCATTTGCCATAACGGAATCTCCCCTTTCCTTTGTGGCTCCTTCTCTTCTTACCTCTCTAGGATCATTTTCCAATCCTGCTCTTCTGGCAGTAATCCAATTAGGTCTATAAATCAAATCCTTGTTCTCAACGATGTTTTTAATCTGACCATTCTTTCCAGTGAAGCTATACGAGAAACCTTTTAACCATGCTTTAAATGCGGCTCTAGGGTGAGTGTAAATCGTAGTAGGTGCGTGAGTTCCAATGAATGCAGTCCCGTGACCAAAGATTGCCAGCTTGAATGTCTTTTCAGCCAATGCACCAAATGTCTTTCCAATCCAACTTGCCTTTTGGTTATCCAACCAACGCTTTGCATCATCCAAGGCCATTTGCCTATTACGTTGTTTTAGATACATTTCATCAGATGCTTTCTTTGCTCCTTTTGGGGAAGAGAATGCTTGCCTGATTTGATCGGGAAGTAATCCAATATCACTTGCCATGTCGTTAATCATCTTATCGTAATCCGACTCTCCCTTATCTAAATAGAATCTCTTGGCAGTCTCCCAAAGTGTCTTTACTTGTTCTGGATTTAACTTCTCACCAACTTTACCTTTTGGGAATAGGTCAGCTTGTTTTGCTTTTAGTCGAGCATTGGAAAGTTCTTGTTTCTTATTGGCAAGATCAGCTTCTAATCCCTTGATCTCTTCATTGGTTATTTTCTCTACATCTTTCGGAGTTGAAATCTTTCCGCTGTTAATGTCATCAATCTTCTTTTGATATTGAGCAATACGCTTACGAAGATTATCAGCAACTTTTTCCTCTCCAATCTTCTCAACTGTCTTTGCTTTAGGCTTTGGTGTACGAGCAATCCTAACAGCTTTAACTGCCTCTTCTCCACCTGGCTCACCTTTTACTAATTTTTCAGCTTTATCCCATGCCTCTTTAAGGAACCTTTCTGCTTTAGGCCCAAACTGATCTAGAATCATTTTAGACGATCTAGCAAAATCCAACCCAAGTTCGCTAATATGTCCACGCATGATTCTTGCCACAGTGGCAACAATAGAAACATCAGGGAATGATCCAAGTTGAGCTAATTGCTTTTTTAAAAGTTTCTCTGCCTCAAGACGATCAGCTTTCCATTTATCAACAATTCTTTGAGCTTGATCTAAAACTACTTTTTCAAATTTGGGAGTTTGCTGATTCTCAAGATCCTTAATCTTGGCCTCATAATAAGCCTTCAACTCTTCAGCAGTCTGACCTTGAGCTTGCTTTACTTCTTCTAAATCCCTTTTGATCTTTTCATTCTCTTGATTAAGACGATCAATTTCAGCTTTTTGTTTTGTTCCAGATGCATCAGATAAATCAGCAACTTGCTGGCGAGATTCATCAATTGACTCTGGAGTCTTTACTTCAACATCGGCAAGTCCAGCATCCATCGTATCTCTATGCTGTTGCTGTGCTTGATTTGACTCTTCAACTGTTTTATTAACCTTATCTGCAACTTTTCTGATTTGATCATGTTGAGATAAAGAAGGCTCTTCTCCAGTAATCTTTGTATACTCACGGGCAATATCGGCGGCATCAGAAAGATCAGTCTCTCCCTGAAATGTCCTTAAAATATCTGAAGCAACGGTTCCAGCTTCACGCAATCCCTCATAGTAATCTTGGTATTGCTTTGCCAAATCTTTGTACTCTGGAGAATTTGGGCCATATTTCTTCAGTGCTTCGCTAACCTTTTTGGCTAACCCTTGCACATATGCTTTAGCTGTTGCGAGTGAATTAAAGTCACCTTGCCTAGCTTTTGCTAGGGCATCAAATGGATCTGCTCCAGAACGCAAGTTTGCATTACCGATTTCCGTAATTCCAGCAATGGAAGTGCCTTCTCCAGCAGGGACAACGCTAGTAAGGATTCCTCTACGTTGCTGATCTTCTTGATCTTTTGTTCTGATTGAAATTTTCTCCCCTTCCCCTCCAGCAACAGGAGCAGGAGTAGGAGCTTCTTCTTTGCCGAATTTCTTCTCTACTTGCTTTGATAATTCTTCTTGAGTCGGTTCTCTTCCTAAAACCTTGGTCAAGTGTGCCGCAAGTCCTTTAGCGTATGTTTCTCTTTCGCTGGGAGGCTTTGGGCCGTATTTGGTAGCCTGTTCCTCGTTGTGCAATTGGTTTGCACGACTCCATAGATCCTCCAAGTGGGGTCGAATTGCTTCACCAAATTCAGACAACATTTCCTTTGACCAAGCGGTGAAATCTTTTACTCCACGGGCAATTTTGAAAGCACCCTTAACTGCATATGCAAATAACAGTTCTGGATCTAATCCCGTATTAAGACGTTTCTTTGATTCTTTGATTGTATTGTCAGCCCAGTCTTCAAGATTAGATTTTTTCTGTTCTGAAGATTCACCAAAATCAAATGATCCAGTAAGAGTATCTTCTCGTCTTGGCTCGGTCTCTGGTGGTGTGGATTCCGTTTCACCAATAAGACCAAATGGCATTTCTTTCTCACCAAAAAGATTTCCCTCTCCAGTAGTTTCAATTGTGGGTAATGCTGGCTTCTTTATTCCCAACTCTTCCTTGATGTCATCATGTAGCCAGAATTTTGCATACTTGTCTCTCTGTTCTTTTAATTCAGAAATACGCTTTTGCAAACCTTGGGGGTCTTTTACATCAACTCCCAATTTAGCGGCGGCTTCTGGATTCCTAGCCGCACCTTGTACTGCTCTAATTTGTTCCGACAATTCATTTGCCCTAGCACTTGCGGCTTTGGAAATTCGCATTGCCTCCTTGATGAAGGATTCATCTTCTCCAAAAAGATTAGTCTGCTCCTCATTTCCTCCTGTTTTTTCTTTAAGCAGTGCAATGTATCCAGGTAATTCCTCGGCAGATAATCCCTTTGACGCTCCAATTGCGGCTCTTTGAAGAGCAGGATCATTTGGAGCAGATTCAGCTATTGCGGCGGCTTTTGCCTCACTTATTTTTCCAGTGCGGAAGAGTCCGTAGAGATCGTCTTCAGAATATCTGCCGATTGAGAAGCCGTTCTTTTGTTTAGAGCGAGAAAGGAGGCCTCCCTGTTGGGCATCTTCCTTGGTAATTGGGTCATTGCGGAAGTATGCCGCAAAGTCTTTAACTGATCCTTTTTCATCTTTAATATTAAGTTGTGCATCTTTTACAAGAGCGTCTTCTTTTGTGAAACCATCTGCTTCACGATGTATTTTAATCAATATCTCTGGCACTTTGTTCGCCAAAGCTAATTGCCAACGATGGCGACCGCTGATTACTTCACGATCTCCATTAAGTCTTTCCCAAATGTGGACAATTCCAGCGGCCTCTGGATCGTATTTTCCTTTGAGTTCTTCTCCTGCAACAACTCCAGTTATTGGATCTGCTCCTTCTTTGAAGTTTGGAACATCCTCTGATAATTTTAGTGATTCTGGATCAACATAAGCCAAATCATGTTTTGCCATCTGATCTGGTGTTGGCTCTGGAGTGATCTTTTCTTCTTTTGGAGGTTCTTCTTTTGCTTGGACTTGGGTAGTTGCGGCGGCTTCTGGGCCTGTCTCTACTGGAGCTTCTATTTTTTCTGGAAGATGGGTTGATTCGCTTCCATCTCCAAAACGAACTTTTACTCTTCCAAAAGGATTTCCGATTATTGTTCCATTTCTTCCATCAACAGAAACAGGCTTTCCTTTATAGTTAGATGCTTCACGCTTTTCTTTAGCGGCTTGTTCTTTAGCGGTAAGTTCCCCTGTAATCCTACGCTTAATTGCGGCGGCAACCATTGCATCACCTTTATCTCTTTTTCCTTTTTGTTCTGGATCGTTTCGATAATTGAATGCATTTCGTTCTTTTTGTTTTTTAAGCCAAGCATCTACTTCTTCAACTGTATTTGCTTGATCAACAAACTCTGGAGCGACTACTTCTTCTTTTTTGGGTTTTTCTTCACCTTCTTTGGCAGGGACTTCTGCTTCGTTTTGTCGGCCCACTCCTTCGCCCACGGCTGGTGCGTTGCGAACGCCCACTTCTCTTGCGCCTTGCTTCTGAACGGACTCATATGTTTTTTCGGTTGGTTGTTCTAATTTAAGGTTTGTAGGTGTTTCTTTTTCGGAAAGATCATAAGAATAAATAGGAATATCCTTTGGAATATGTTTTGTTAATTCTGTTATTGCTTCGTTTCTAGATACTCCTGGTTTTTCTTCTGCACCTGGATTTTGATCTATGTAATCATTGACTTCTTGAAGTTGATTATTTTTCTCATCAATCTTCCTTTCTAATTCTGACTCTTTTGCAGTCCTTCCATAAGTATTCTTTTTAACATTTGGATCAGATGCAGATGCTTTTCTTTCTTGATCAAGCTGATTATAAAGATTAGTAAGTTCATTATTAATCTTTTCTGGATTTAACGATTCACTTGTTAATAAATTTATTGCTTCAGAATCAATTAATGCGGCTTTAGGTTTTGCAGGATTTCTTTCTGTTACAATTCCATCATTTGGATTGTATCCCTTTGATTCAAAAGAAACATTTGGTTTATCAAATACAAGAGTAACAGTTTGCCCTCCAAAAGACTGATTTGGTTCTGATGGATTTATTGTTATATTTGATCCGATCCTTAATCCATTATTAATTATATTAGGAATATCTTCATTATTTCTAACGGTATGGACAATGGAATTAGCTAATAAATCTTTCGGCTTTTCTTCAGCTACGGGAGCCTCTGCTGGTTTTTTTAACTCATCAATCTGTTGTTGAATTTCTATATACTTTGCTGATCCCTCTTTATGCTCCAATTGTTGAGTAGCAAGATCAATTAACCTTTGCGTATTATCTGTTGTAGCAGGAGCTTCATCAGCAGGGGTAGGTGTTTCTACAACAGGGACAGGAACCTCATGCATGGAGTCAGCATTAGCTGTAATCTGTGCCTCTTTTTCATTAACCAAAGGATTAGAAGACGGAGAAATCTCTGGAGTAGTGCCACCCAGTTGAGCATTAGCGGCCTTCTTTGATTCGGCTCTAGCTTGAAATCCAGTTCCCAAACCATGAAATGCACCAAACAAAATATCAGGAACCGCTTGTTCAACATTTGGTAAAAATGACTGTCCTTGTGCCGCCCTCAATCCACCAGAGACTCCAAGGTTTACGCCAGTAGCGGCGGCTCCGCCAATCAATCCTTGTGTTAGGGGACTTGCTCCCTTAAACAATGCACTGGTTGCCTCTCCAGCAATCGGCCCAAATACCGCATATGGTAAAATTGAAGCGGCAGACTTTTGTGCCTCCTTGCTTGCGGCTTCATGACCAGCGGCATCAAGCTGTGCAGGATCGGTAACTCCCTGCTGTTTTAATTCGGCAACCTTGGTATCATATGCCTCCCCATAGGCTTGACTTGCGGCCATTGTCGCCATTGTAGGAAACGCCAATGGCCCAGTGAGCATTCCAGGTGCAAGATCAATAACCCCTCCGATTCCCCTTCCGATCTGTGCCGCTGTGGATGTGTCCTTTTGAGATACTCCCAAAGCAGGAAACATCCCAGTGGCTTGCTGGCTTAATGCTCCAGCTTGCTGACCAAGCTGTTGTCTTTGCTGGATTAATTCTTGTTGTTGAGTATCAGAAGCATATTGAGGAAGTTTAAGCGTCTGCTCTTTCTGTGCTTGAAGATCACCAATTTCCCTTTGGAGATCGTTAATCTGATTTCCATATTCAGCAGTAGAAAATCCTTGCTTCTTAACAATCCCTTGAATGGCATCCAAGGATGCTTGCCTATCAGCAATTGCTTTATCAAAAGCAGATGTAGCTTCTTGAGTAGTTGCACCACGCTGGAAAGGAGCATTGACTCCAGATATATCTGTTACTGGTGCGGCTCCTGCTCTCTCAAACCCACCAGCAGTTTGGATTGCACCAGCGGCGGTCTGTGCGGCGGCAGATCTACCCAAAGCACTATACCAAGGCATTGATGAGCTAGTTACAGCAGATGGCCCAATGCTTCCTTGACCTCCAATCATTTGAGATCCATAACTACTTTGTTTTGGTATCAGATCAGAAAATGGATTTTCTGTAGCAACACTCTGATTTGCTTGAGTTGGTATAGTTTGATTTGAACCAGGTATTAAATCTGAAAAAGGATTTTGTTCTTGTTGATCTTCAGCAGATGATTTTGGAACTTTTCCATAATTGGATAAGAGTCTCTTTAGTTCTGCTGGACTTTTGGGAATCTGATTAAGGGGAATTTGATCAATAGGAATAAGATTCGCTTGTCCTGATTCTGCTCTGTAATCAGATGGATCTTTGTAAATATCAACTACATTTGGATTTCTATTTCCATGCCTATCAGCGGCAATATATGCCTCTCCTGTATCTTTATTTAAGAATACAGTTCCTAATGGATTTACCGATGGATTTACGGCAACAACTCCTGGTGTTAGCTGAATATTGTTTACACCCAATCCTTGTGCCGTATATGGATCATATGACTCATCAGCACCACCTACAGCGGCAGGGATGCTATAAGAAGTAAATGGCGTAGGGGCAGGAGACGCATCCCCTCCCGATGACCCACCATTGGGAATTAAATCGGCAAATGGATTTTCAGCCATAGGTTAAACAGGCTGTTCTTCTTCCTCTGGTTGCTCTTGTGATACATTAGAAGGAACCACTGGTTGAGATGGTGCAGTTGTTGCCGCTGGAATCATTCCACCAGTATTAAAATTTGGATTAATTTGCATTCCAGATGGAGTAGCCATTGGAGAAGCTGATGGTGCTTGTTGAGAAGCAGGGGCAGTGGGAGCTGAAGGTGCAGTTGAAGGTGATGTAGGTTCTCCTGCTGATTGAAGTCTTTTGAGAACAGCGTTTCGATCTGCATTTTGTGCAATTGCATCTCTTGCATGAAGAGCATTTTCAAAGTTCGGATCGCTAAATCCAGGGCGGTCTTTTTTAAGTGCAACGTATTGATTGAGTTTCTGTTGAAACAATTGAGCGTTATCCATGTTTTTTCCAGTTATCCAATCAGATAACAAATCTTTTGCACCAACAACATCCTTTCCTCCATTCCATAAATTCATTGCTCCTGCTCTATATTTTTGAAGCATTTGAGATGATTGACCGCCTGTTTCTGGACGGGCAATTGGATTCCCACTTGCGTCTACTGGATGAGAAGCGTTTGATGAATATAATCTTCCTGCATAATTTAATGCGGAACCTTGTAATCTAGCATTAGCCAATTCTCTAGCTCTAGCCATTTCGCTAACTTGTTGCATTCCAGTAATAAATTGATTGGACAAATGTTGAGTCAAAGGATTTTGACCAGCAAGGCCAGCGGCTTGAATTACATCTGACATACCACTTTGATCTCCACGGGCAACTTTTTGCATTCCATTAGCATATTGCTGTTGGATCATAGGCAACATTGCTTGTGCCGATTGCGTAGCGGCATGAGTCTCAATAGCATGACCAATCTGTTGACCAAGACCAGCAAGTTGATTAACAGTCTGATTGTTAGCCTGTTCTATTGTAGAAAATGGTGCGTATCCGATTGGCATATGATTAAGCGGCGGCTACTGCTGGAGCAGATTGCATTAATGAAGAAATTAAACTTGGCAAAGCATTAGTTTGAGCAAGTGTTTGTGATTGTCCAACAGCAGGATTGTAACTTTGTTGATTTCCTAATGAATTAAGATAACTTGCTTGGTTCATTGCACTATATCCTTGCAATCCAAGCTGACCTAATCCAAGTCCCATCTGATTTTGCATTTGGTTTTGCAACTGCTGACCTTGATATTGGTTAAATGCTCCTTGATATTGGCTTTCTGCTAGTTGGTTTCCTTGTCCAGCGGCTTGTGCGGCAAGTTGTGTTCCCAATCCTCCAGCTTGGAGTCCAGCGGATAATCCCACGGTTGGAGAAACAACCATTGTGTTAGCAAGCTGTTGCCATGTAGGTGCGGCACTCAATCCATATTGGGAAAGACCAAGGCTAGTCTGACCAATGTTACGGGCAAAATTAGCAGGAGCTTGTCCACCACCAGAGAATAGATTGAATCCACCACCAAGGTTCTGTGCTACCTGACGATTGATATTCTGCTGAACATCAAGAGGAATTTGCCCTTGAATATAGGAATTAAGTTGATTTAATGCAAGTTGTCGTTGTGCAGAAGATCCTGGTGTAACCCTGTTCTGGAGATTGATTTGTTGTTGAGTTCCTTGCCTAGCAAATTGCTGTCCTTCTTGTGCGGTTTGATTAAATAGATTAGATCCAAAACCCAATGCTTGAGGAGCCATTTGAGCATACTGCTGTTGCTCTAATGCTAGTGCTTGTTGAGGATCAAAAGTAGGAGTTTGTGAAGACGGGCCTTTTTCAAACAAAGTTGCCAATGGCCCAAGGGCAAGTGTTGTTGGCAAGTTTTTATTGCTAAAAAGTGAGCCTGTATCAAAATTCATATGCTTTTTATATTAGATATTTAGAATTAAATCAATAAGGCCATGCCGCACCATCATCCCACGCATATGTAGGAATCAAAGCATTAAGCATCATGTTATTTTGGAATTGCCTAATGGCACTACCAGTAGGCTCTTCCCTATCAGCAGTCTCTCTGTTGACTTCAAAGATAGCGTTCTGGAGGGAAACATTGTAAAGCTGATCACTACCCTTGTTCTCACGATAGACAACTGCCATGACAGCAGAGATCATTGCCTCTGGAGTAAATTCTACTTGCTCATTGAGATCGGTAAGATCGTAGTAATTTTTCTTACAATAAAGAATTACTGAATCCTTTACCTTGCCTTGGATGAAGTATCTACGGAAAGATGGATTGATGTCGTAGGGTTGGTAAACCGATAGCAACATCCTTGCACTATTATCTACGTCCCATGAATACAATTTAATGCGTCCAGCAGTCTGTGACTTCGTGCAAGCAAAGACAGTCTTGAAAAAATTAACGGAGTAAGCAAACGATGGAGCAATTCCAATAGTAATTGTCTCGCTGATGCGTGTTCCGTATGCATCCTCACCAAAGAAAGTAATCTGCTTTCCTGCATCAAGGGGAGACTCGGCTTCTACTGCAAGCTGATAAGGAGCAATATCATAGTTCTGGAAGGTAACGTGCTTGCCTCCCACCTCAATGAATTTCTTATTGCCACCATTCCATGCATACCCTTGTCCCCAACCATTTCCGTACCCACCACTGGCGGCATCACCCCATGAATCTTGGGGGATGCTCTGATACCATTCGTTACCCAAGGAGACAGGGTTGCCATCAATCCAAGCTAATCTTACTTGTCGATACAAACTTGGTAAAGTTAACAAGCTATTTACACACTTAATACAAACATAATCGCACAAACTATCTGCATCGACTTTATTCCATAAAAGAGAACGTGCCTTGTTCAAATATTGCAAAAGAATAGTTTGATTACAAGTTCCGCTATTTCCTGCGTAAGGACGCAATAGTGGAAGCATATCTTGAACGGAATAAAGAGACATATAAATAAGTATTTATACAGGAATCATCACTTTAAGTGAAATTCTTTTTGCTTTTGCAGATTCGATCATTTTCAATCGAGTTTCTTTTGTAATGCCTCTTGCTTTTGCGGCTTCTGATAATTTTTTCTTATGCTCTTGAGAGAAAACAATACCTTTTCTTGCTTTAGAAATCTTTTGGCAAGCATCTTGGGAGTGCTTCCTTCCTGTGCTACAGATTGAAATTATTCTTTTTGTTTCTTCTGTATGCCTTGGATTTTCACCGCCAGTTGTGCGGTTGTATCCAAAATCAGAATTTGTTGTTTGATATTTTGAGATCCATTCTTCTTCTCTCCATGAAAGAATTTCTTTTGGACAAAACTCAATTACAGAAAACTCAAAACTATTTTCTCCATATTTCAACCATGCTTTTTGGAAATACCCATTACCATGACGGTTTCCTCGCAAAAGTTTTCTATGTTCAATCATTCTTCGGAACACATCAATGCTCTGTCCAATATATCGCTTTCCGCTTTTAATATGTTTCCAACAATATATTCCAGATGCAGAGGCCATAACTAGATCATTTCTCCACGGGTTATCGGATGACCCACTAGAAGGCGAGTCATAGGACGTTTTGGGCCAGTAGTGGTCTTCACATCCGTCAGTTTGATTGACGGAGATTGCTTGACCTTGAGCATTTTGCTCCTCATCGCCCCGATTTTAGGGAGCTTTGGAAGAGCCATATTACAGCCAATCTGCGTTGAAGGTAGTACCCTTACCCATAGCAGTCTCATTAGCTGGCCCACCTACAGAGAATGCTCTCTGGTTGGACTCACCAATGGACTTGATACGAGCTGTACGAGCGTCCTTGTACGCACGAATGGTAGGAATATCTCCCTTGATCTGCACCCTCTGCATAGGTTGAGGGGTAGCATGATCGGAGACAATGCCCCTTTCGGTGTTGTCGTATGTGTATTGTTCGCCAGCCATATTACTTTTTGGAAGAACCACGACCTGGGGAAGTGGGTTCGGGTTGGAGTTTGCCAGCGTAGAAAATTCCGCTGAACTCCGTACCCTTTGGATGATTGCTCATCCCTTCTTTGATGGTTCCACGAGTGGACATTCCATCGCTCTGAAGTTTAGGCTCTGTTGCCCTGTTGATGTCTTTAGCCATATGTTTAGTTTGTTTTTAGTTTAGTTAGGTTGATGCGATAGATTGAACTGACCAGTTTACTTTTGTGTAATTTGTAACAGTTGGAAGAACAATTTGGAAGCCAGTAGTTGTTTGGCTACCATCAATAATAGACCAAGAATTAGCAGGAGCAGTAGTAGTTCCTGATGCACTCACAAAATAAGCTGTAATAATGTAACTTGTATTTGGCATTGCAGTAGCAAAAGTAACAATATTTAACCCCGAAGTTGGAGATGAAATTGTTCCACTTTGAACATTAACAGCCAAAGCATTGTACTCATTCTGAAGGTTTTGGATATTCTGATTGATCGTAGCAATCTGTGCAGGAGTAACTTGCCCAAGGCCAGGGATATTGATCGTGGAATTGTTTAAGAACAACTGGCAAAAACTATTAAAAACGTCTGACCAAGTGCCTTCAGGACACCAGTTATTGGGAATAACAGGAGACAAGATTTGAACTGGTGATGCTTGATTCTGCATAATTATTTGAGTTGTAACCTTATTTTAAGTAATTAGCAATCCTTTTATCCAGAGACAGAAGAGACAGACGTTGGAAGGGGAACGATACGATAGTAATCAAGATCAGGTTGGCAAGGGCATTGCACTGGTTCTGGATCATTATAGAAAGTATCGGGACAATCTCCAGCAGGGAGATCCAATGAGTCATTGAAGATTCCAGAGAGACGAACCCTATCCACAATGCAAGCTCCTGTAATGTCTATCTTGAATTGGAACTCGGCTCCCTCTTGTGGGGAAATCTGACCGAATGTTTCGCAATCGTTAATGTCAGGAGATGGGAACTTCAACTGCTGATAGCGAGGTTGAGATACTGCTGGAACACATCCAACCGTGATAGGGGTACATTCATCAAAACCAACCGTTATGGGTTGAGAAAGGGTAAAGAAGCAAGCATAGGAATCTGGACGATACTCACAAGCCACAGTAACAGCTTCCTTGAGATTGGAGATCCAGACTTCACCACCAGCAAGTTGCTTACGCACGAACTTTGATGCACCTGGGTTCGGCGTAAAATCATATCTCTTGGTAATGAAATACGAACCAATTGGAACACTTCCGTACTGAACAGAGTAATCATCTACGCCAGTAAGCAACGAGCTACTACTCTGAAGTTCGTAAAGACGATTAATATTGTCAGCATCAAATGAGAAAGCAAACCCACGTTGGACACCATTGATTTGAGCTGTGGATAGTTGAGTAGGTTGTGGGCCTTCCCATAGACCATTCCAGCGTGTAGGCATGGATGCATCTGGAGAGATCCTACTTTCTTGTTCAACGTCTAGGACAATCATTGCCCTACTAGGACGATGCAATCCACAAACAGATGGATCAGCAGTAGAAACAGTGAAAGGAGATACGGTTGCTATGAGTCGATTGTCAAAGAACATTGCACTCTCAAATTGCCTCAACCAAGGAGTATCATAGTTTACCCAAGGCTGAACTTCACGGGAGATTTTACGGAAGGAAAGAGCCTCATAGAAATCTACTTGAGCATTGTTGTAGAAAGCCCAACCATCATCACAACGGAAATAGACATCGTTGTTGACTCCAGTAATGCTCCAAGGCGATCGGCAACCACGACCAATAAGAGAAACCTTCTGGATGTTGTTTGCTTGCCATGTTGTGCGATCTTGGGAGAGATCAAGAGTAAATGATCCGTTCTCACAGAATACTACAAGCTCACCTTGACCACGCACATTGATGTTGAGGGACGGCATGATCCTCATGCCTGTAATCAATCCAAGATTAGCAGGGGGAGTAAATGAACCACCTTCTTGCCAGTAGGTTTGCTCGGTAAAGTTTTGGGTATTGGATGTCGTTGTGAATCCGTTTCCGTAGATGATGTCAGAGATATAGATATTGTTGTTGGCATCACTCACTGCTACACGCCCGTAAGCATATGCCATGATTGTTCCAATCGGCATCTGTTGCTTAACAGGGTTGAGCCTAAAACAAGTATTGGGCTGTGCCGCTGTGATCGTTTTATTGCCAGCCGTAGTTGTTGCAATGTTTGACCAAGGAGTAGATGAACCATCTGGAAATACGCTACGAACTTGGAATTCGTATTGAGTGGTTGAATTAACAGCAGAAAAACTATATCCAACTTGTCCATACGAAACTATGGCAATGGTGCTAAATATTGTGCTACCAGATTGAACTTGGATTTCGTTTGAGACCGCACCTGGGGCATTTTCCGTCCAAGTTAAATTAATAGTTGTAGATCCATTTCCTTGTGCTTGGAGATTTGTTGGAACACCAGATATATCTCCAGACCATGCAATAGGATCTTGGTATCCGTTTTGGATATACATCCAATCTTCAGCTTGAATAAACCATGTATGCATCATGGTTGGATCATTTCCATCAATGAGTTTGTAAAGAGTGCCTACATTGTTAACGATAGAAACAAAGTAAATTGTTCCTGCAACTGAAACTACAAACCCATCTAGTGAGCCAGATTTGATTGCCTTGTAAGGCCAAGCACCTTGGAAGTTTCCAGTTTGGAATGCGGTAAGGATAGATGGATCTTGTCCGTATGCTGGCGTAATTGGGATCTCCGTAAATGGAGGACGAGTAGCATTTACTCCTTGTCTAAAAGATCGGTTTACGCACGATGAAACATATTCCGCTGGAAGGATTGACGGATGCGTTTCCGCATCCATTCCAATCGTTATCGTAGAACCATCGTAGACTCTGCCATCGCTCGCCATTTTTGGCTAGATTTTTATGCAGTAAACCATTGCAAGGTTTACAGGACGAGTTTCTGTTCCGTAACGAGGAGTTCCATTTGTTCCATCAGTAATTTCACTGGTCGTTGTTTTAGCAGATCCAGTTAATCCAGATCCAGATCCACCAGCAAATGTATTTGATACCGCAGTTCCACCATAGGAATGTTCATGTCCTTGGAAATTATCAGCTTGAATTGTTCCAATAGTTCCAGCGGAGTATGTTATACCACCAGATGTTTGAGTTCCAGCACCACGAATAAACAAACCAGATAGGTTTGGAACACCAAATGTTCCTGTGCTTCCTCCGTAAGTATTTCCAAGCAAAGCTCCAAGAGTAGGATATGCGGCTGTTGTATAAACAGAACCGTCACACAATAACCACCCAGCAGGAACAATTCCAGATGTTACATTATAAGCAAATGGAAGAACAGCACCAGATGGCACACTGGTTCCTGTGATTGCAGTAGCGGCAACTGCATAAGGATTGCCATTAGCATCAAATGATACTACTTGACCAGAAGATCCAGTAAGTTGAGCTACACTTCCAAGGGTTCCGCTGACACTTGGTCTATAAACCAATCCTTGTGTTGGAACAATGTTCTCAATCGTTCCCCATGCAGTTGTAGTTCCACTAGGTGATATAACGGGGAATTGAGTTTCAGAAGATGTTGAAGGCTTAAATGCAACAAGCTGACCAGTAGGAGTAGTTCCTTGAATTGCCCCAACTATTGTAGATGATACTTGATTTGAAGAAACTATAGAAGCAGTTCCAGTTCCAGATCCCACTCCTGTAGCAGTAAATGTAACACCTACTGTATTTGAGGATGCTCCAATAGAAGTCCAGCTAGTTGTACCAACAAAAACAATGGTATAAGAATTACCAGCAATGATATTTTGTGCTGGATAAATAGCACCGTTACTACCTCCCAAGAAAATAGGATTACTTGAAGATCCATCTCCCCAATTTACAAGTCCAGTTGATTGATTATAAGTAAGAATGCTATTTGATAAAATAGTAGGTACAGTGTACTTACAAGAAGAGTAATCCTCACCAACTACACGCTGGATTACACCAGTACCAAGAGCTGTACAAGTTGTGGGAAAATTAGGGTTACAAGCCGATGGTGCGTATTGGACGGTGTTGTTGCAATTACATCCACCGTAGTATCCCGATCCAGTATTGTTACATCCGCAAGCCATAGTTTTTTAGTTGTAGTTGGTTTTTAAGAAAAGATCAATAGTTATGTAGTATATGTGCCGTTACCAGTAAAAGTCAAAATGGTGTTTCCTGCTCCATCAGATGATTGAGTGGCATTGGTATAAATTCCAGAGAAGTATTGGTTAGGAATCGAAAGGATGCAAACACCCGAGAATCCAGCAAGATTGAAATCATATGCTTTAGTTTGGCTTCCGCTTCCATAATTTCCATATCCCAATCCACCAATGATAGTATATGTATCACCATCATTATCAGCACTTCCACCACCTCCTGCTCCATAATAAACAGAAGTTCCAGTAATGGATGAAGCTATTCCATTTCCTCCACCACCACCTATAACATTTCCACTTCCATCATACGTTGCAGGAGTGCCAGCGGTTCCAGCACCACCTCCACCCCCTCCATATCCTTCACCAATATAAATACCTTTTCCTCCAGCACTTCCATTGTGTCCTTGAGTTGCAGTTCCTCCTGCTTGTAAAGCACCTCCACCACCACCAGAACTTCCATTTGCCCCCGTTCCAGCGGAACCACCACCTCCACCACCAAGTGCTGTTAATGTTTGGTTCTTGAAAGATATAATTGAGCTTTGTCCATTTCCTCCATTTGCACCAGTATCTCCAGCGGCGGCAATTCCACCAGACCCAACAGATACATTAATTACATTTGCACTGTTTAATGTGAAAGATGATGTCAATACACCACCTCCTCCACCACCTCCTGCTGGCCCACCATCAGAATCACCACAAGCTCCTCCACCACCAACTAAAAGATAGTTAATTGGAATATGTGCAAAGAACTTTAATTTAGATAATATTTCAGTTGGAGTAGCACACAAAAGAAAAGGTGCATTAGACACATTGGAATGCTGAATGTAGGGAAGATTAATTGGAAGTTGTTTACTTCCATCTGCAACGACAAACTTCTGTCCATCCCAAGTAACAAGGGAAGGATTAGATCCAGGGACTATTGGGTATTGAGTTCCACACCCACAGAAGTTGGTTGTGCCATACATGGGTTATCGCATTCTACGAGCCGTAAGATAACAACCAATAGTAACTGAACTTCCACTTCCAGAAGTTGCTGGTGCTTGAGCAACCGCATAAACCGTATTACCAGTATTTTGGATTACATTAACAATTGGAGATGAAACTTCACAAGTAAACGTATTTCCAGATGCACCATTAATAATAGGAAATTGAAGTCTATTTGGAATAGAAGGAACTCCCGTAGCTGTACTTATTCCTGCAACAAATCCAGCACCAGCGGTAATTGTAACATTAGTGCAATTAATAATAAAAACAGCAGAAAACTGCCAATCTCCATTAGTTAATGGAGGATTTGATCCTGATGTAATTGTTAACAACTCTTGGGTTTGTCCAATTGGATTAAAAGCTATGCCACCAGATGACCAAGAAAGAACTTCTCCCACAAGTCCAGATCCCTGTGGTGCGGCAGTAACAGTTCCACTTACTCCTACAATTCCTGTCTGCCAAATAGGAGCAGTTCCAGAACTATTAACAGTGTAAATTTGGTTAGCTGTTCCAGTTCCAGATCCAGACGCAAGCGGATTGTAATAACCCAATGTACCATTTACATCTGCACCCACACTCCTCAATGGAGTTCCAGATACTTGCTGTAGTGAAGGCAAATAAATAGGAGCTTGGATAGATCCATCACCAAAACGAGTTACAGAACCATCATAAAGAACCAATGCTGGATTAAGAGTAGGATTAAGCCTGTTGATCTGGCTACCATTCTGCCAAACAAGCGGCCCAACTCCTTGGCTTGTAGGAGGAATTATGCTAATTGGAACTGTATTGTAGCAAGACATATTAAACTATTTGAGATATGGGAACTAACACAAATGTTCCAGTTGCGGTAAGTCCTACAACATATTGGATATTGGAAGCATTTGATTGTTGAAGATTTGGGAGGGAAATTGGGTTTTGGGTAGATCCATCTGCAACGACAAATGTTTGCCCATTCCATGTCTGGAGAGATGGATTAGGGGGCGTAGGCACAACATAGGAGTTATTTGTGCCACAACACTGTCCATTGTTATAATTCATTAGGCAAAAGTTTGGATCATTTGCTGGTCACGGGACAACCAGCCTCGGAGATTATTACGCAAATCAGGTCTTCTGTCAGCTATTTCTTTGTAATGCTGATCATTGTACTGACCAATCTTGATTGCTAGTTGGTGAGCATCCTCTTGGAATGCCGCTTGCTCTGTATTGGAACCAATCTTTCCATCAATAGCAATGTGGACACCAAGAGCATTTATTGATTCTTGGAGAATCTTGAATGCCGTTCCGTATCCTTCATTCACGGCAATGTTGGCTACTTCTTCTCCCACGCCTACGGGCAAGAGATCGGCTCTGGATTCTGACCAGTAATAATCATGGTAGGTATCAGCTATCCATTCTGGCGTAGGGTTGTCAGGCAAGTGATCATCTTTTTGGGTAAGCCCACAGAATGTAATCCCTGCACCATCATGATCATCTTCCTTGAGGATATTGCCCTGATGGTCAACAGTTGCCTCGACGTTGCAGATGAACTTCAGCCAATAGGTAAACCGTGTTGTGTATTTACCATCAGAATAATCTATGATGTCTTGAATTTTCATAAGTCTTTTACTCTAGGCGAGGGCAATGACTCTGGCTCATCTTCTATTGCGTCACTCTCAAATGGCTTTTGGATCAGCTTTGATCCACGATTTGCGGCAAAAATAGATGCTACCCAAGTCAAGGCAGATGAAGGATTAAATTGATTCTCTGGATGGAAGTGATGAGAAATCACGGTGTATCCAATAAGAACAGCAAAGGCACAAACAAGAATAATTTCCCATACAAGGAATGAGATTCTTAAACTAGATGGAGTTCCATTAGTTTCACTGATAACTCCTTGAAGGAATTTCATCATAGGTGTGATAGCAAAGCCCAAGAAGCACCAAATGCTGAAGCACCAGCACCAATACCAATGAACAATCCATAAGGTGAAAATGCCATTGCAATCCTACTAACAAAGAATCCAGCAATTAATCCAATCAATGAAGAAAGGAAGAACAGAAGTTTGTTAAAGTGAGAAATCTTTTGCTTGAGATCAGCAATTACTTTGTCCTTTTCTTTATCGGCATTCATAAAGAAATCCCTTTGTGCCTGGATCTTTTTGGCTAGATCAGCTTCCGTAAATAGTTGGGTCTGAACTTGCTTGATGTTGTTTTGTGCAACCTCAATAGCTTTGTTTTTTAGTGATATGCTTTTATTTTTCAGAGCCTCATTTAATGCTTTTGCGGCATTGGTTGTATTGGCAATCGCTGGACTCAAATCCATATACACGGGCTTGGGTACGCTGGCACACCCAACCAAAAGAAAAAGTGATATGAAAACCAGATACTTCATTTGCTTAATTTCTTAATGCTTGCATAAATAGCAATGCAACCAGCAAAGAAAGAAACAATGAAAGTAATATTCTGCAACCAAATGTGTGACGTATTGAAAAAAGAGATCAGCAAAGTGACAAGGGAAACTAAAGCACTTGTTGATGCTGTTCCGTCAGGACTTGGCGAAGATGAATGATTCATAAAAAACTATTATATTATTGGCATTGATGATTCAACTAATTTTGGAGTGGTCTCCGTGATCCAAGATGGAAGTTCCGTGTCTGGTGGATTAAGCAAAGCTGACCATGTGAAGCTGATAGGTTCACCTACTGGTTGATCAAATCCGTTCTCGTCCTTTGTGTAGGAAGCATAGACAGGGGTGGGCACGATATTCACGCCCCAAACAGGGATAGCAGTTGGAATTGGAGGCAATTCATACACCCAAGGGAGCGAACTGCCATCCTGTAAAGCTGTGCAAGAAAAAGTTCTCATGGGAGGGAAAGGCCAACGCCCAAAGTTGATTTGTAGAGATTATACAAATTCAAAGGTGCAGATGAATTGTAGGCATTTACAATCATTGCAAAGGGATATGTTCCTGCAATTTGATTGTTTCCAGAATATCTAGCACCAAGAAAAAGATTATTTGTAGAATTTAATCTTGTAGTTGTAGCCATTGCAGTTAAAGCGGATAGCTGGTTATTTACACCTGTTCCATTGCTTGTATTATCCGTGTAAATCTGAACATAATTAAAATTGGAATTGTTAATGGTTATTGGAGCATTAATAGTATTTGATGAATATCCACCACTGCCATTTGAGGTATAAAACCTTCCATAAACATTTGTTCCGTCAGTGAGATTTTCATAGCCATATTCAGTGCTTCCGCTTACTGAATAAGATCCCAAAAGTGTTCCAGTAGAAGGAGGAGATGCTTGCTTTTCTACCACAGCGCAAATTTGTGCTGAATTAAAAGGACTTCCTAAATTAACTCCTCCAGATGTTGATGCGACAATTCCTTGGCTAGAATAAGAAGTTCCCACATTAACTAAATTACCATTAAAATTTCCATAACCCCCCAAGCTATATGCCGTGAGAGTGGAAGAAGCATTCTGACTACTCCTCAAAGGCCAACACACCATTGAGTTCCACAACCCAAGTTGCTTTGTTCCCTTCACAAACGAATTGATTAGATTCTGCGTGGGGAGAGTGGCTGTGGCGATTGGGCCAACCGAGTTGGTAGGAGTGTTGTAGGGAGTGAGATTATTAATTTCATTGGAATCCACATAAACGGAGGCTCCAGAGGTTTCATTTAATGCCCAATAAGAAACAAGGTAAGGTTCTAAATCTGAATCTCCGATGACGGAGTAGGTAAGTCCAATTCCTTTGTTGTAGAGAGCAGATACTTGAGCTGAATTGAGGTCGGAGTTCCAGATTCCAACTCCTGCAATGGAACCATTAAAATAAGAAGATGAATAATTGCCAACTTGTCCAATAGAAAAAGGAGCAGAATTATTTGTAAATCCATAAGATCCAAAAGAAACAAAAACAGAAGAACCGTTTAGATATGCATTTAGCGTGCTTCCATTATACACTACAGTTATTAAACTCCATTGATTTAATGGAATAGAAGAAATAATAGAAAAAACGGTATTTCCTAATTGAATTTGAATAACAGCACTAGAATTAACAATTATTCCATATTCCATTCCTGTGGAATTATCATATTTCCCCAAAATCCAACCATTATAAGATGATGGATTTATCCAAGCTGATATAGTAAAGTTAGTTGCTCCTAATTGCAAAGAAGAATTACTCGCCACACTTAAATACTGATTACTTCCATTAAATGTTGCCGCCTGATCATAGGCCGTAGGTGTGGCTGACGCTGGCGTGATTCCTGCGGCGGCAAAATACTTTAATGCGTCTGGGTCGTATTGCTGACCCAACCCGAACTTTCGTTGCAAGACGGTAGAAGCGTAGCTCATTGGCTTTACGAGCCAATATAGCTCAATGTTCCTGCCACTGATCCAATTGCGTAAATGCTAGACAAATTAGCCACTACAAAGCTAACTGAAGTTCCACCAACTAACACATATCCGTTTGATGTGGTAACTCCAGATCCTCCAACATAAATGTTGGTAGACCCAGTGTTGGTTAGAGTGATTCCAGTGGAGAGAGAAGTGCTAGAACCTATTGCGGCGGCTGAAGTTGTTACTGAGTATTGTCCATAAACAGGAGCAGATGGAGAAGAAAGGTATCCAATTGCATTGCTTCCAGCAGGAAGACTTACTGAATTACCAAATTGAATTGGCAAAGGACTATATGGCCCAACTGAATTAAGATTTCCATTTCCTGCATTGTATCCAACTAAAAATGCACTTGACGGAACCCCTCCTGCTCCAACTGTTCCAACTCCAATTTGTGTTTTTACATCAACATTTACATAACCATTGGAATCAGTAGGCCCAACTATAGTTACGTTTTCTGCTAATCCAGTTTGCCCTTGGATAGCACTAAAAATTTGCCACCTTTGTTCGCTATCGGTGGTATCGACAAATTCTGAAAAAGGAAGAGGAGTAACAGACATGACTATAAAATTGGTAGAACACCTTGGGGGGATAGAACCCCCAAGGCATCCAGAGTTTAATTAGAACAAGTAACCAGTGACGTACACATCACCATAGATCGCACCAATGCGTCCAGCGGTATCAGCCGTGGAAGCCTCGGTTGTGAGCGAGGGATTGTAGTACGAGAAGGTCGTGCTGGTCGTGGAAAGAACAGTGACAAGACCGTTATAAGCGGCATTGCCAATCGTAAGAACCTTGACCATTACGCCAGCAACTAGCCAAGAAGGAACACTCGACACCGTGATGGTGCTGATGTTGTTGGCGGTAACACGGTTCGTTGAAGCCAGTGAAGGAACAGCGGCGGTCGTAACATTGATACGCACATATTCCGTTGAAGCGGCTCCACCACCACCAGATCCAATAGCAGGATTTGGGTTGGCAACAGGGTCTTGACCAAGAACATAACCATTAGTAGGAAGAGCAAATGCCGATTGAGACAGATTGCTAGTCGCATTTGGGCTAGTGCTAATTGGCACAGCAGGAAGGGTAAGAGTTGTGAACAGAGGCTCACTTGTCGTACCGTTGTCGATTGCTACTTGTGCTGGAGTTCCGTTAGTACCAAGAGCATTCTTATACACAATGAATGCATTCGTAGGAACGAATACGTTTTCATCGTAGTTAAGATTTCCAAGGTCGTAAGTTCCTGCAACCGTGAAGTCAACAGCCAATGGGCCGTAACGAACGATTGTCAGGTTATTAGGAGTGGGTTTAGGGACGGACATATAATTAGTTTTGTTTGGTTAGTTAAGATTAATAGTAGCTAGGAGTGTTGTAAATAACGTTGTTAAGCGTATAAGCAACATTGACCGTTTCAGATGTAGGAGCAATAGTAATAGCACTCTGAAGTGGGCCACTACCATTAAGGTTAAATGCACCAGTAATCGTCACGCCACCAACTACAGCAGTACCACCACCGCTAGTCGAAATCGACCATGTGAGGGCACTCGTAGGGATAGTGAACGATGTTCCAGTTGTTACTGCAACAAAGTAGGGTGTCAACGGTTGCCCGTACCCTGCGTATAGCAGGGCAGGGGCGTTGAGGACACTCGATGGAGCGTAATTAGCGTTGTTTAATGACATCGTGTGTTTACCTTATTGATTAGATAGGCTGGCTAACAGTGCTGTTGCAAGCGTAACAATCAGGGGTGTATTGAGGAGCATAGTTCGGTGACAGTGTGCAAGCCGCAGGGATCACCAACTGTGCATTGTTCAACCTGTGAAGGATGGAGTGCATCAGAGTAGGATCTTGGAACTGCATACCCATACGGAACTGGTTCCAGAAGAAACCTTGGTCACGCTTGATGTTGCACTCCCAATCTGGGTTCTTCCACTCCCAATCACCAGCGTAGTTCTGGGTCATGCCTTGAGCTTCACCGATACCACTTTGGGATGGGCTGATCCACTTGATCATTGCCTTGTTAACCCAAGGATTCGTGATACCGAAATCAGCATAGTTATAAGCAGTGTTTTGAACATACTTGCAACCAAGCTCCGTTGTGACGGGGTAGTAAGGAAGCACACGAACCAGACGAGGCCATGTAGTAGGATCGTTCACATTGAACGTAGGAAGGGAAGCATTGTATGTCCAATCCACGTTGAAGCGAACACCGTTGATGTCGTTACAGAAGGCGTAGTTACCAATGACACGATCAATACCAAGAGAGTATTGAAGTTGCTTGTCATCAAAGTCACTGACGCTCTCCCACCATCCACTAGACTGCTTGGCATACTGCCAGAGCTGACGAAGAACACGGGAATCAGGAACGATGATCTCAAGGAGAGGGCGACCAGCGGCCTCGCTTACGTCGAGACGATAAGCGTCATCTTCACGCTGAAGGTTGATGAGGATGTCATCAAGGGTGTCAAGCGAGAGAAGACCAATGTTGTTAAGCTGTGAAGCTGGCATCTTAACATAGACATAGCCCATGTTGTAGCTACCCTCGTTTGTGCCCTCGAAAGGCTGAACGATGAACATCTGATCATCAGGAGTAACACAAGAGACAAGGCTCTGACCATTGCTGACAGGAACCCACTTGTGTCCAGCACCACCGATCCAGTTGGAACGAGCGAACTCCTCATGGACGTTCTTGGTGATGTTGACATTGGTATTCATGATGTGATCCATCTCCTCTTGAGGGAAGAGACGATACATGAAATCGGTAAGCTGATACCAATCGGTACGCATAGCCTTGGTGAAAAGACTGAAGCTATACGATTCCGTACCAGGGTGAGCAATCGTCTCAAACTGAACGTCATCAGCGTTCTGGATGCAACGACCAGACTGAACTTGCTCCCAAGGCTGATCTGGATTGTACCATCCACGCCCGAAGCGGAATGCTTTCTGGGTCGGGAGAGTATTCAAAGGCCAAGTTTCTGTCTCAAGACGACCATAATAGATCGAATTGATTGCCATCTTTTTAATGAAAAAAGGGTTGTAATATACCCTTGCCTCTCTGAACAATGTGTCAACATCCTGACACGAACTAAATGTTACGCCGTTTTGCGCCATAGTATTAAATTTTATTGGTTGAGTTGTGTGCCTTGAAAAGAATCGCCTTTCCAAAACACGGTTTTGGTTTGAGCGACTGGCAACCTCGCAGGGTCTTTATTTTATCAACAATTGATGTCAACCTCACACCCCGCTTTTTATTTATGTCTGACGCTATCAGACTCGGTGCTTTGGCTGAAATCAATTGTTGATTGAACAACGACCAATCCAGATATTTTGACTTTTATCTAAAACTTAAAATTCGTCAACTATATTTTTTTATGTACTCAATCGCTTTAGAAAGAAGCTCAACGGAATCTTTAAGTTTTCCTATTCCTGTATTGCATTCTACACACAATAGACCCCTTACCTTTCCTGTCCTGTGGCAATGATCAACTGATAATGCATATCCAGATGGACAACTTTTATTGCAGATCTGGCATACACCATTTTGTGAAATCAGCATTTGGTTGTACTCATCAAGAGTAATTCCATATCTGTATTTCAAAAATTGATTTCTATATTTTGTGGGATTTTTTTTGTAAGACTCTTGACTTCTTTTCAGTATTTTTTCTCTGTTTTTAAGCCTCGTTTTGTCCAAATGAGCTTTAATTTTGTCTGTATTTTCGGATGCCCATTTTCTTTTTGCATCTTTCATTTTGGCAAATGTGGATGGTTTCATCCAGCATTCACCATTCTTGCTATTTTTATTGTAACGATAAAATATTTTGCCATCATCTCTAATGGCTCCTCTTTTAAGATCTCCCATTACTTATTGCGAAACTTGGCAAAAAGGGCGGCAGGAGTACGTTCTTCAACGTCTTGTGCTTTGCCAGCAGAAGATGATCCGATTGCTCCTTCACCTGTGGAAGAACCTCTCATCTTTTTAATAGTTTCTTGAAGTTCAGCAATTTGCTTTTCTTGAGCAAACGTATAAGCCTTTAATTTTTTGTATTTCGAACCTTGGTTAAGAACCCTCGTAATTTCCTCTGGCACGTAGTTGCTGTTCTCACGCAATGCCGCTTCAGCAATCAACTCATCTTCCGTTGTATCATCATCAATCTTTTGTGATGCAATAATCTTTGCAATCTCTTCTGGATATTTAATGGAATCTTCCAGTGATTGTTTTGCTTGGAGGAATGCATCCTGCCAGCGTTTTCCAATTTGAGATTTCGTCATGTTTGCACGACGAGCCTTCTCCTCATCAGCTTGTGTTTTGGTTATCTCCCAATTCTGGAGAGCTTGGATACGATTCTCAACCTTACCAAGAACATCGTAAGCTGTAGTATTGAATTTAGCCTGTTCCATAGGAGAGAGATTCTCGTAGATGGCATTAAGAGTCTGTTTGGAAATCTCACGCTGTCTGGATCTTTCATTCTGATCTGTTGTGCGAAGTGATGTTTCATATGCGGCAACAGCTTTCTCAAATTCCGTAACGTAAGTTGGGTCTTCCCCAAGGATCATTTTGATCTGACTATAACCATTGAGAATAGGTTGATCATAATTCTCTTTGAATACTGGATCAGCAGGAAGGTTAAGGAATGCATTTGCTTTGCGAAGCTGTTCAAGATCATTTGAGAGTGCTTCTTCACGCTCTTGCTTTTCCTTGATTGCCAACTCCAATTCTTTCTGGAGTTTCTCAACTTGTTTCTTTGTTTCGCTATCGTCAATTTTGGAACGAAGCTCTTCAATCTCTTGTTTGGACTTCTCATAATCAGCGACCTTGGCTTTCAGTTCAGCGGCTTCTTTAGAAAGCTGTTCGTTGGTTTGCTTTAGAGTCTTGATGTATCCAGGCTTCTTCTCGTCTTCAACGGACGATGCCTTTATTTCTGGTTCTTCCCTATTTTCTACTGCTTCACGCCTAGCTTGTTTTTCCTCATCAACCTTATCTTGGAATTGAGAAGAATCTTGATTCAACTTTTCTGCCATTTTCTTAAACAGATCCGTAGGATTTCCCTTTGGAGCTTCTTTGATGTCGCTCTTGAAAAAAGCATCAGCTTGTTTTACAGCGGCTTCTCTTGCGGCTTTGTCAGCGGCAGATGCGGCGGTAAGATTTGGGTTCTGTGCAGGGTCAATAGGTTGTTCAGACATGGTATTTTGTGGTTGTGGTTACTTGCGGAGATTAAGTTCTTCTGGTGTTAGTGAGTCATCAAGATCAGGATCAAGATCAAGATCATGTGTGGCTATTTTAGATACTTTGGGACGATCAATTGTCTCAAATTTATTGTCTTCTGCTTCTGTTGCCCACTCTTGGAGGGTCTTGAATACGGAAACTACAGTTGCATGGTCGTGCTTAACAAGCTCCTCATATAAAGAGGACTTTAATTCCGTGAAGCGTTTGTCGTTGACTATTGATGCGGCTAGGTTGAGTACGTTTTTATCCATTCTGGTTGCCTATTTCGGGGTTGCTTTGTGCTAGTTGTTCTTGCTGTGCAATAGCGGCTTGCTGTGCCGCCATGTCCTGTGTGTTTTGTTGGTCGTTATGATCCAACTCTTGTTCATGTTGATCCTGCATAGCTTGTGCATCCTGTGATGCCTTTGCCCTGTGGATCTGGATTTCATTAGCGGCCTTTGCCCTCTTGGTAGCAAGATCAGTTGATGCCCTTTCCATTGCCATTGTGTCATGCAACTTGGCTTTCTGTGCCATTGCCGCCAGCTTGATGTTTTCTTTCTTCTGAAGGAAATCAGTTTGCATGGATTCTTTAGCAACAAGAGCATGGAGCTTGACTTGCTCTGGCGACATATTCTGATCACCTTGCTGTTGCTGATTGGTTTTCTCAATTTGAGCAAGTTGGCTACCAAGTTCATCAGTTCCACGCTGAAGCTGTTGCATCTGCTGACCAAATTCTTTGGCAATCTGTTTCTTGTAAGGATCTTTCTGGATGAATCCAAGGTGAGCAGTAAGGTGTGGGCCTTTGAATCGGATGAGGCAAGCGTAGATGTCTTTGATAAGATCAATAGCTTCCTCTGACATATTGTTGGCAACTTGACCACGGGTAGGTGCTTGAGGATTAACGCCAGCACTCTGCAAGGCTTGTTGTGCTTCCTGCATAGATGCGGCGGCATCTTGGATATGACCCTTGAAATGCTCCACATGGTTCTGATCTGGATAAACCCTAAAGTTAGCGGCATTACCTTTTGGATCAGTCATACCAATGTTCTCCATTGAGATGATTCCTTGCTCATCAGGGATCTCAACCTTGGTGTGCTGGAAGTAACGGTTCACATTTTGGCGACCATTCAATGCGGCAATCGCATCAGCGATAGCATTTGCTTGACCATCATTCATAGGAGTCATTCCCGTGAGTGAAACAGTCTGCTGTGCCGCCATTAGTTTGTATGATGGGCTACCAGAACCAGAAAGCATATTGGATTCAAGGTTCTCAATGTTTTCCCATTTCCATGCTTCTGCTGGAACATTGTTCTCCTCCATGAAATCAACAAACTTCTGCTTGAGTTTGTAACCATAACCACCCTTGGTCGTGCGGCTCATGCGTTTGTAGAGGAGCTTCAGCCAGCGAGTCTGGTTGTCATTGAACCTACGAATTTGAGTACCTTGGAGCTTGGCACTTTCAGCGGCATCCATTTGGGATTCAGCTTTCGTCCTAGCCTTCCCTGTCTTGGAGTAATTGCCAATATTGTACGCACCAATTCCACGATAAAGATCAGCTTGGTAAAACTGGATACCAGAAAGCACCTCGTTGAATGGGATGTTTACAGAAACCTGTTGTGGTTCCACATCTTGAGGAAGAACCATAAATGGCATCCACTCCATCTGCTTGAGCTTCTTGGTTGATTCAGCAGAACCACCTTTGAACATAAGGCGTGTATTCCAATCTACGGCATCCATGAAACGATTCATGTGGATGTCGTAAGCTCTGCATTGGATAAAGATAGCTTCAGCAAGACCCTGGATTTCATGCCAGATACCAGAACCAGTAGAATCAGTCATGGGGGCAATGATGTCTTCCCAACCATTCTCATCCTTTTCTACCCAATCTTTTTTGTAATAAAGGAATCCTGTCTGATCACGATACTCTTCTTCCGTAAGATCCTTACGACCATTTTCTTTGTAGCCAAGTACAAGACCTCCATAGTTTTGGAGAAGAAGCATCTTGGAGATAGATCCGTTAAACTCCATGATGTAGAGTTCATACAACTCAATGCGGAGAGTGTACAAACGAGAAAGATTCATGTTGCCAGATGCAACATCCCTTAACCATTCCGTATTGGTATAAGTATTACGATAGTTGGTCGTGAACATCCGTAGTGCATCTACACAAGCCCAGAAGTTCCAACCCATTTCGGTTGCGTGTGCTTCTGCTTTTACTGGATCTTCTTCTCCACCAGTAATTTTGAGCCAAAACTCAAGTGGCGTATAGCTACGCTTGATGCAAAGCTCACCCAAGTTGGTAAGATCGGCATACGTTTTATCAGGAATTAACACATTGGAGTTATGGAAACTCTTTGTGGGCCATCCATCCCTATCTTCAGCAATCTCAAATCCTTTTCCATACAAACTCATCTCCTCAACATCCAATTCAACATTGTAGTTATAGGAAGGCCAAGAACGGAGCATCCGATCAAATCCCACACTGATAATATCACTCCATATTTTTTTTTCGGTAGGATTGCCAATCTTGGTTGTGATATTTGCGGCTGTATTTCGCTCCATAACCATGTCCACAAAGCTGGACTTTTGGTTATCAACGATGAATTTCATCTGACGGAATGGCACATTGCTCATTCCTTGCATCTGTTTTGCGGCTACCTGACTATAATCTGTCGGGGGGAAACCCTTATAACATTTGTAGATACGTCCCCACTTACGTTCACGACCAGCATTGTCTAATCGAAGATTCCAACAAATTGTAAATGCATCATTGGCTGTTTGGACACGGCTAGTAGGTGCTACGCCATTAGAGTTGATGGTATTAAAACCCCAACTCGACACACCCTCACGATTTACAATTCTTTTTGATTTTGCCATTTTAGCCTAGTGTTTGGTTCATTGCTTGTCTGCGTTTCTGACAAGCGGTGCAACCCTTTGCGGCTTGTTCAAGGTTCGTTTGAACCCCAAGTGTTGCCGCAACACGATCACCCAAGCTAGCAAATGTATGTATTACATTAGCTACCTTGTCGCCAGCTTCTTGCCAACAGTATTGACCTGGGATTCTCCCACAAATTTGTTGTTCGATCAAGTAATCTAAATTATCTGGCACTTCCACATTGTTATTTTTCATGTCACTGGCAACTTTGTTGGAGAATTGTCTGCCATAAGTCATCTCCATTCCATTGACACGATATTTAGTTCCCTTGTCATCGCTGTACTCATACCAGAGTCCACTTGGGATCGGCCCGTTTTTATCCTTTAGTCTCATGTAGATCAAATGATTTGCATTCTTTTTATATTTTTGTCAATAGTTAATCCACATGGAATATAACGGATTGGTTTTGGATGCACCAAAAGACACAACATATGGCATCCCATATTTAGAGACTGTTCCACAGTTTGTTCGTGAGCTTTCTTGCTATGCATTAACCCGTGGAGAGTTTGGAAGGATACAAAGGATTAAACGAGGCATTAGAATTGAGGATACTGACCTTAAAAATCCTGCTCAACATATGGTTAATTGCTTTAACCTTATTTATGGCAACGATGTGTTACTCCATTCGCAAGGAATCCCGAATAATTATGCCCTAGACATCATTGATTTGTTCTGCAACGAGAATGATTGGGGAATTGCAGGGTGTGCATCCAGCGGAAAGACGTTTTCTGTGGCGGCTTGTATCGTGATGGATTGGATTTCAGCTCCCACAGTCACCTCAACATACGTTGCATCTACCTCTTTGGATGCATCTGAAGACCGTTTGTGGGGTAAAGTTTGCACCCTTTACAGGACGGCAATGCGTAATATTCAAACCCAATACAAGACTGCAACCATTGGAAATCTGGTTGAGTACCGAAGAATGATTGTTTTTGAGTCGATTGATACTCGTGATACGGAACGAGACTATACAAATGCCATCAAAGCAGTTGCTTTTCCAAAAGGAGGCGAAGGTCAAAAAGCGGTTGATAATATGCGGGGTAGGAAAAACGAACGAGTGAGAGTTTTTTTAGATGAATTGGCAGAAATGGATCTGTATTGCCTCAATGTGCGATCAAATTTTACCGCAGGAAACGATGATGTTTTGTTTGGAGGCATGGCAAACCCATCAAATACGGCAAATAACCCACATACGGAGCTATGCGAACCCGATGATCCTATGGGATGGGAGTCTGTGAATAGGTACACCAAGAGATGGAAAACCCGTACAGGGGTTGCCTTGCACCTTTCTGGAGAAGAAAGTCCAAATCTTCAAGCTCCAGATGCAGAAATACCTCCTTTTAAGAACTTTCTGACTTATAAAAAAATGGAGGCAACATTAAAAATATGCTATGGCAATAAAAATGCCCTAGAATATTGGCGAAATGTTTATGGTTGGTGGCCCGATAACTCTGTAGAACTTACAATTTTATCAAAAGCATTCATTGCTGGATGCGATTTGAACTTTGAACCCGTTTGGAGTGGCAGAACTAGGGTTGTTTGCGGATTTGACCCTGCATTTACTGCTGGTGGAGATAGATGTGCGGCATCTTTTTGCAGATTAGGGCAAAATGATACTGGTCGTAACGTAGGTTTCTATCTCGGAACTAGAGAATATGAGTCCAGCGTAGGTGATGTCTTTGAAGAATCCATAGCAATCCAGTTGGTAAAGGATTGTATTGAATTCGGTGTCCATCCAAGGGACTTTGGATTGGATATTTCTGGTGATGGTGGAAAGATGATGAGAGCAATCATCATTGAATGGAGCAAATTCCATCCAGAGGCTATGTTTGTATTCCCGATTTCCTCGATGGGTATGCCAACAGAGCGTAGGATCAGCAATCTTGATAAGCGTACTTGCAAAGAAGCATACGATAGATTGGTTACTGAATATTGGTTTGCTGTTCACACGGCATTCTCTACCAGATCATTGGTTGGTATTGACGTAGATGCCCATTCCAAGGTCGTAAACGAGCTTTGCAGTCGTCTTTATTACCACAAGGGTAGGAAAGTGGCAGTCGAGAAGAAACTCGACATGAAGCATCGTTTGAAGAAGTCACCCGATTTGGCTGACTCATTGACCTATGCTGTCCAGATGCTCCGCAGGGCAGGACTTGAATTTGCGTTTGAGGAAGAGACAGTTTCTTTAGACATCCAGGAAATCAGCGATTGGGAAAACCGATTGATCCATAGCAAAGGAACTACCCAAGAAAAAATTGAGGATGATGAATGGGGATATGGTGGCAAAGGGACGGATGACGATGGATTTTAAGATTGCTTTGTTTTATTTTGTTGAAAGAATTTTTTAAATGAAGGAAATACTTTCTTTTGGTGGAGGAACACAATCTGCTGCTATAGCGGCTTTGATTATTCAAGGCAAATTACCAAAACCTGATGCTGTAATTATAGCTGATACTGGTTATGAGAAATCTACAACTTGGCAATATTTAGATTCAGTCATTCGACCAGCATTTAAAAAAATTGGATTAGAAGTTCATAGGATAGGGCAAGAATGGGCTACTGCTGGTTTAATAAGCACAAGTGGAAATTCTGTTCTTATGCCCATGTTTACAACTCAATCTGATACTATTGGAAAATTAAGTGGTTATTGTAGCAACGAATGGAAAGTAAGGCCAATGGATCGGTATTTAAGAAAAGTTTTAGGAATACAAAAAAAAGATCAAAAAAAATGGATTGGTTACTCTCTTGATGAATCAAGAAGAGCGATTCGTATGATGGCATCTGAAGATTGGCAGAAAGGTCGTATAAGATTTCCATTAGTTCATGATGTTCCACTTAAAAGACACCAAGCAATTAGAGAGGTAGAAAAAATGGGGTGGCCCACTCCTCCAAGATCAGCTTGTTACTTTTGCCCAAACATGGGTGACGATGAGTGGAGGGATATTTCATCAGAAGAATTACAACTTGCTTCTCAACTTGAAAAAAAAATGCAAGAGACAGATCCTTTTGTTTTTCTACACAAAAGCGGAAAACCAATACTTGAAGTTGATTTTACAAAATCTGATGAACAACCAGAATTATTTGAACGAGCTTGCTCTTCTGGTGTTTGTTTTGTTTAGCTTGACAGCTTCTTTTTTATTGATAATTTTTGTCTGATCGAAAGATTGAGGATGGGTGTGAATTCGTACCACATGATCCAAGAACATGGCTTTGACGAACCAAAACGTCCTACCCATTTGAGTAACGAGGAGAAGCGTACAGCATTCAGCGTAGCGGAGTGTTGTGGTTTCTTTTCTTTACTCTTTCCTTTCCTACATGGGTGGGGGGTAATGGGGGGTGTTTCCTTTCTCCTTTGGTTTTCTTTAGCCTGTGGTGTCTTGACTTGTTTTCAACACTAAAGCATACTCCGCTATCCTATGAAGTTTTCTCCCCAAGAATTTAGAAACGGTTCAATCATCCCATCTGTTCTCAATGGAAAGGTTGATTCTTCCGTCTCTAGCCTAATAGGTAAATCAGAACCTGTTTCATTCGGTGGCGGTCAATACAAGCGGAAACCAAATTTCCTCATGTGTCCCCCAAAATACTTGTCCACGGCTATCCCGAACAACAAGTTTATGAAGGGTCAGAAAATTGATACTGAACGTGCCATGCGTCAGTACGCTCGCATCAAGAGACTCATTACTGCTCTCGGTGTTAAAGTCATTGAACTTCCTCCAACCAAAGGGGCACAAGATCAGCACTTTGTTGCTAACCTTGGACTCTCGGTAGATCCGTTTATCTTCCTAGCCAAGATGTCTGCTCCTGGTCGAACCATCGAAGAAGAACCTGGTCGCAGATTCTTTGAGAAGATGGGTTATACAGTTCTCCAACCTCCTCACTATTGGGAAGGCGAAGCTGAAACAAAACACTGGAAAGACAAAACGTATTTTGGCGGCTATGGAAAATTCTCCGATTGGAAAGCCCAAGAATGGATTTCCAAAAAGGGTGGTATCGAAATCATACCTATGCGAATGGTGAGTGATGATCTCTACCACTTGGATTGCTGTATCCATGTCCTAGACAAAGAAAACCTGATGGTTTGTCGTAGTGGCATTGATTCGGAATCATTTAAGAGATTAGAAAAACTCGCCAATATCATTGTTGTTCCCAAAGAGATGGAAGCAACTGGTGCTACCAATCTGATCCGTATCCCTGACAAAAACATTGTGATTAGTGGTATGTTCCAGCCAGAGTATGGTCAGTATCGCAATTCAATGGAATGGATGCTTACTACAATGGACAAATTCAATAACTCTGTTATTTTTGCTGACATTGATGAAGCTGATAAAAACGGAGCCGATTGTTCATGCCAAGTAATGCACATGACTTTCTAAAATCTCTTTGGAGATGGTTGGTAGGTAGGATTGCTTTTATCAATGGGTATTGTCCAGAGTGTCTAACGGACTTGAAAGATTGTAATAAAAGTCCTTGCCATGTCTGTAATGTTCTCGGATACATAAGGCCGAATCAAGTATGGACTAGATTTAAGACATGAATAAAACAACCACATCACCCAATGCCAAAACTACAGTCTCCACAATGCGAGAAGCAAGAGTCAGTTACGGTACAAAGAAAACAAAGCGTAAGCCAAAGAAGTAATATGAATGCTGAACAAGATGCTTTTGAGATATGGAGCAAAGCTGGTTCAGCAGGGTTAGAGAAATATCGTAAAGGCCAAGCAGAACATAGAACAGATTTCTGGACTGCTGGTGCAGGATGGTATGCACAAAACTTGCGAGATGAACAATTGGATCTAATTAGCTATCTTCATCACCTTATTGAAAGAATAGATTCCATGCAAGTATTGGCAGAGATGATGGAAAATGAGGATGTCTCACTGCGAGATGCCGCAACAATACTCAAACAATTGACATCCAGTAATCCCCCCAACAAGGCTTGTCACCAATCTAATGATTAAAAAACAAAAGCCAGTTGGAGCCGTAATTGTTTCTGACCTTCATTGCGGTTCCACGGTTGGTCTTTGGCCTGATGGACATGAAACATCCACGGGTAACAAAATTGGTCTAGGTAATAATCTCCATCAGCAATGGCTATGGCAATGCTGGCAAGACAAAGATGAGAAGATTAAAACTCACTTCAAAGGTAAGCCATTTGCTCTCATCATTAATGGTGATTGTATTGAAGGTAGGCATCATGGAACATCTGAAATTGTTGCCGCATTAAATCTTGATCATACCCTAGCCGCTATTGAATGCCTACGTCCTCTAGCAAAATTAGCCTGTGCAGTTTACATGACTGCTGGAACCGAGTGTCACGTTGGTGATTGGGAAAAGATGATCGCCAAAGAATTAGGTGCTACTTGGCTAGGTGACAAAGGATTACTAGAAATCAATGGCACACTCATTGATATTGCCCACCATATGCCGACGAGTTCTAGGGCATACCTTGAGGCTGGAGCAATGTCTATAACAATGGGCAACGCCAGACAGAATTACTCCCGTGTTGGTCATAGGGTTCCAAAAATATATCTACGAGGCCATCGACACACGGGAGGAATCTTTAATGATGGTGCTGGTATATTCATGGTAACACCAGCTTGGCAGTTACTTACCAGATATGCCCACAAAGTTGTGGGAGATGCCATATGCCGCCCAGGTGTAGGAATACTAGATTGGAGTGGATGTGACAAAGGAGAACTACCAGCAACCAAAATCATTTCGTATGAACCGAAAGAAAATACACCCATCAGAAGCTGATTTACGAGAGAGCATTATTAAATGTGCGGTTGATCTAATCAACACACCTACAAGAGATGAAGTATCTTATGGTGAATGGTTTTCTGTTAAAGACCTTGCAGGAAAAGTAAACTATGGAAAAGATGCTATTCGTAGAAGATTAAAGAAACGAGTTGAATTGGGAGAAGTAGAAGAAAAGATCCAAAAGTGTAGGGTAGGTAATGCAGTCGTATCGTTAAGTCTATTCCGAATAATTCCCCAAGATGAAATTACCCGTCCGTATTAAGCTGGAAGACAAGAAGCTAGGCAGGGAACGTAACGATGGTCAGGCTATCTTTGCAGATAAAAAGATAGAAATAGATCCACGACTATCTACCAAAGCCAGACTCAATATAGTTTTACACGAAGGGATACACATCCTTGACCCTAACCTTCCAGAATTGAAAGTTAGAGCCTACGCAAATCGTCTATCCGATCTCCTGTGGCGTGACCGCTGGAGACGAATAGAGAAATAATTAGGCGTATTCTAAAATACCCTTGGAATGATGTGCAATAAGTTGGAGGATAGCCTTACCCTCTTCAGTAGCAACATGACCCGTCCCTTGGCACTTCCAGCAGGGTTCCCCCAAACCTTCATCGTACCAATCGGTTCCTGTACCACCGCACTCATCACACGCCTTCTCAAGAGCATTCTTGTTGAATAGGTGTTTCATAGAAGCTCATCACTAGACGAATTTTTTCCAAACACAAGACTTTTTTTATTTATAAATGAAACAACAAAAAGAAGCGTATGAGAAAGCAAAAGAATTGGCACTGAAGGGTGAAGACTTCAGTATCTTAGTAGGCATCATAGATCCAGAACAAAGGATGAGGCTCCGAGCATTCGTTTTGAACTTGCCAGAGGAGTTAGCAAAGAAGACAATCTACGGAAGAGTCCAACTCTCACAGCAACCAGTAACCAAGAAATCTAGAGGCAGACCACGCAATTTATAGGGAGTTTAGGAAGTTTAGGGAGTTTACAAATGCTTGACACTTTTTGATAAATGCATAGGATTTGTAATCTCGTAAATGTCATCTACCACTTTTGTGTAGTGATGCACTCTACATAGAGCGAGTGTAGTGATCATGCTACATATATCCAAATTGTGTAGCAGATCGCAGACACCTGATTAATCACCGCATTATACCCGATTGGATATCATGTCGATGAATCCGCTTTTTCTGTACATGAGCGTATGCATATGTACACAACATAAACATAAGAACCCCCTTTTGCACTTGCTCACAGACAGAGGTGTGGGGGCAAAATTCTTATAGTCCCTTTATCATATCCCTATCCCAATCCGAGAGTCGAGAATCTTCTATCTTCTCCTTCAATGCCTTGCTCAATCTCTCCCTCTCCAATTTCATGCCACCATACCCACCAGGAGAACTATCCGAATCCAGCTCCAACTCATTAGCCAGACTCCTCAATAGCATTATACTCGGCCTATTCCTATCACTAGGTGGGTATCTCAATGTCATCGTGTCCAACGGTACTCCCCATCCCATATTCATGTCAAGTCTAGGTTATTGTAAAAGAAACTAAAAGGGAAGGAAGTTTCCAGATATAGGTTTTTTTTCATTGGGTAGTGTCGCACGTGACCGCCCAATATATAGGTGACGGTACCCCCTCCCACCTCCCGAAGAGATTCCTTGGGAGATCCTAGGGGGTCGAGGGCGGGACAATCTCCGCATCTAGGACGGGAGGCAACACCGGCGAAGGAACCGGCGAAAGAACCGGCAGTGCCGGCGTGCCAGTTGAGGGACTGAAGAACTGAACTAGGAATTGGAAAGGATTAGTCTGTTGTTCAGTTCCCTTTTCGTAGTCTCCTGATAACTTTGATAGGATATTAACAGCTTCTAATTTATTGGGCATTTTTACTCGCTTTTTAACATTGCCCATTTGATCTACGTCCTCACTATATTCCTGACATAGTGGAGAATCTTTATCCACTTGTCCAGCTGGTGTTCTTGCAACGCTGGAGAGAAACGCTTTACGTTCAGCTAAACTCATCACGGTTTTTTCCCATTCTATTTCCTTGGCTCGCTGAATCGCTTGGGAAACTTTGGGAGTCTTGATTAGTCGACAAGCATCACTTGCCGCATTCTCAATGCTACTGGATTTGTATCCAGCCAACAGATATGCTTTGCTTAATGGGAGTCCTTCCAAGTGGTATTTGACGAACTGACTTTGCTTTGGGGATAACTTGGCAACGCTAGGGAGATTTTTCTTGGTCATGATTACCTAGCTTTTACCCCTTTAACCTTCCCTAGTCAACCTTATGCAATTCCCTCGTCAACCTTGGCTTGGTCGATTATGCGAGGCAAAGCCTGGGAAGAGTGGTTTCTGATCGTCACCAACATTGGACGTTTACATTTTGGAGGTGTTAAGAGAGAAGAGTAAGGAGTCTTTACAAGTTACTCTAGAGTACAGACCAGTATAAAGAAGTGCTACGCAATCCGAGTATACTGACCACTCGTAAAACGTGTCAACATCCATTAAAAAAAAGATCATCCTCCTCACAAAAATATCTTGCAAGGTTATAAAAAGATGGTATTGTAGTTGTAGTGATTGACAACAGAACCGCTTAAATACTGGCTCTAGAGGCGATCACAAAAAACAACAACAACAAAAAAAACATGAACGAAAATAAACTCATCGAAGTTATCCAAGAATATCGTAGAGACAAGTATCGTCAATTCAAGGCACTTGAAGAAAAGGGATGGAATGAAAAATCCATGAAGGAATTTCAGGCACAATGGGATGACCTACTTGCCGCTTGTTTCAATCTTGAAATGCATCTTGAGGATATCACTTTTTAATCACCAACCCCAACACCATGAAAAGATCCGACGCAATCCTTGCTTGGAACCGCTCCAAGCAACTCCAATCCCTAACCCTCCGCTTGGCAATCCTGGCGGCATTAGCGGCCATCCTAGCGGCAAGAATCGCTTATCTATTAACCAACAACTAAAACCCAACCCCAACCCACTAAAAAACATGAAAATCAGCAAAGCAGAATTGGAAGGCTCGATTAAGAGACTCAACACCCTTACGGGAGCCAACCCCGAACCCTACACCAGGACGGAAGACGGAAAATTCCAAGCCAATGTCGGCACTTATTATCTCGCAGGAGCTTACGGAGGCTGGAAGTTGGAAAAGATCGTTTCCGATACGGGAGGCGTAACCGATCCACTACGATGCGGTTATGTCTCTAAAAAAGAGCTTTATAATCTGATCTGGGCCTTCATGAATGGCATCGACCTTGCCCAATACCAGGCAAGCAAATAACCCCAAACACCGAACCAAAAGGAGAAAACATGACAACATACAACTTCCATTTCACGCCGGTGAGCGACAACGTAAAAACGGGAGCCATGCCCGTGACCACGTCAACAGCGTCAACGTGCCCCGACAAATGCCCCTTGAAAAAAGGGGGATGTTACGCAAAAAACTCTTTTCTCGGGATGCACTGGAAAAAAGTCACGGACGGCAGTAGGGGGGAA